TTTTTTTTTTGATTTAAATTCTTACTAAGGTAAAAGATAAAATGTCCTAAAGACGGTTACTGGGACAAGAGCTGGTTTCGAATGAAACTTTTATTTGTAAACTAAGTGAAAAATGATGAAATGATTCCTGTCTAATAGTTACATTATACTATAGTCGTGTTTAATCCGTCTTAATCACGCAGTGTAGCGTTATTTCATTATAACCTATACGATTCATCGTCTTAACTAAGATCGTCGTCCTATGCTTGTTATATTGCGTTCTCTGATATCGAGTAACGAGGTCACGGCCGTGAAAGTATTCGAAGTGTATCTCAAGATATATAGTGATCTTCATTTAAACGATGAGACAACAAAAATAGAGGCAACCCTAGGGATGCCTCTGATTCTGTCCGTTATATTGCTATAACGTATCACTAAGCTTAGCCAGCTGCTACACCCATGGTAGTAGAGCGTTCTTGTTGCGCTTTATCAGTCGCAAAGTTAGCTTTCATCTTAGTGGTATGCTCAGTACGAGCCATTTTGTAGTTTTGTTGCATGATACCAGTGCTATCAGCTGAAGCTAAATCATCGTAAACTTTGATTTCGCCTGCTTTCACGATATCTTCATAGGTGTCACCTAAGTATGCACGACGGTCTACTGAAGCCATACCGCGGATTTCAAGAGATTGCAAGATGTTATTTGCAAGTACTTTTGTACCGCTGTTAATTTCTTGGATACAAGTAAATTTAACAGTTACCTCAACTGTCTCACGACCTGAAGTTTTATCCATTTCACCCACACGATCACCGGCGTTATCTGGCATCATGTTAGTACACAACCATGCATTCACTGCATAGGTACAGGTTGGATCTGGCTCGATGTAGATACAAGTAGCCGCAATGTTTTCAGGCATTAAGCTGTAAGCATTGAATGCAGCTGATTTACGGTTGTTAGTTTCAGTGATGTATTTTTGAGTCGTTACAACACCAGGGATTTGAGTAATCGGATCACCCATACCCATAACAATCCAAGTTTCGAAGAATAAACTGATACCACGACCGATTACATCATCCCAAGTATGAGTTGGTTCTGATTTTTCACGGGTAGTACGAGAGAATACATCGAATACTTCGTTTGCACCTACGTTAGTTTGAACGTATTCAGCTTTGATAGAAGAATCCAAACCAGAGATTTTCTTAGATTTGTTTTCCATCAATGCTTTAAACGCACGAACCATTGATTTACCGTTATCGTTACCGATGTATTTGAAGAACAATGGCACTTCTAATACAAAGCAGAGAACGTTATTACGGGTGTATGGTGTATTGGCATTCAATACACGGAAGTCGGTACTAAGACCATTCTGACCATCCACGTCAAGACGTGCAACAACATCAGAAACACCATTAGCAAGACCAACTTTATTTTTAAGAACTGAGTCTTTTGCGATGAGAACTCGTCCATTACGTAAAGTACCACTAGGCATTTGTCAAGTCCTCCATGCGTTTTGCAACCACGAATGATTTATTCAAGGTACGCATATTTGGACCGTAGAGATCTACTTTACATGTCCAGCTGTAGCCTTGAGCTTGGTCTTTCGTGTCTTTGTAAGTTTGTGGAACAACCACAACACGGTCATCATAACGACCACGTACACGGTCACGGATCATGGTGTCAGATAACTCCATGAAATCTTCATCGGTCAGTTTACTGTTACCGGTTAACTCCGCCCATACTTGGAAACAAATATAGTCGATATCGCAGATGATTTGCATTGTGATATCAGAAGTTAAGATAGAGGTATCGTTTTTGTAAACTGTTTTAAGACCAGGACAGAATACGACACGGTCAGATTTGTTGATGAAGTATGATACACCGTTATCCCAAGAACGAATACGAGATTCAACAGGGATATAAGCATTCGTTACTTCTTTACCTTCCAATACATGGTTGTATGGAGGCGCATCATAACCATAACCTGCAAGCATACCACCAGGTTGACCCATGTATTGCGCACGCATACGTGCTACTTCATACGTCATAGGAACGTATTTTTTATAACGTGGGTTATTGATAAGTTTCATTGCTTGTGGGATGATTACCGCACGCATTGCACCTGTACCGAATAGTTCAGATTCTACGTAGTTACGTGCTTTAGAAACAAGGTTTGCACCGATTGATTCTTCTGCATCCACAGCTGGCGCTTGGTTAGGGTTGTTGATGAAGTCACAAGTACTCATCGTTAAGTTGGCTTCTTGACGCACACCAAGTACTTTATAAAGACTCACTTTAGTTTCAGTAGAATAACCCACGTCGTATACTTGACGGAATGGATATTTACCTTGGTCTCTCCAAGTAGTCGGGTGTAATTCATTACCGGTTGCCATGGTATCAAAGATTTCTTTAACTAATGCGTCAAAGTTCTTGTTATTCATAGTACCATCGCCACCACCTGCTAACCAGAAGGTTTTACCACTGTCCATAGAGATCGCATCGTTGCTATCTAATTCACGTTGTAAGTAAATCGCATTGTAAGGACGGTTGGTGTGGTCACGACCAGTAAAGAAGTTGATAAGATGTTTACCATCTTCAACACCTTCAGTAGTGCTTAACGCGGTATTGTTGGTTTGGGCTTCAACTTTATACATTTCACCTAGAACTTCTTCTAAGTTTTCACGATATAAATGGAAGCTACCGATATCGCCGTAAGTTGCAGGTTTACCACCACGAGTATCGAAGTCTTGATAACTATCTAAGAAAATTTCTTCGAAGTCGATAGATGCATTACCTGCATTGATATCGAATGCACCTTCTTTGAATGAACAAAGAACAGCGTTACCGCCAGTTTGAGTTTTAACAACAACACCATCAGCACGTTCATTTTGGCGTGTTAATACTTGGATGTTGTAAAGGTAAGCTTTTTGATCTAACAGTGTGCTTACTTGCGCATTAGTCAAGCCACCACGTTTGTTAGGTGCACTGAAACGAAGACCGATGTTGTTACCAGATTTACCTTTCCATTGTGCTTTGAATTCAAAGATTGGAGAGATTTTAGATTGGCTGGTTGCATCATCACGTACCTGTAATGTACCAGTACGAGTTTCTAATGTGCCAAGTTTACCATCTGATGGCATTGCGATAACGCGCCATCTTGCAAGGATACCTTCGATTGGTTCTTCAGTACTTAATACGATTTTGTTATTTGCATCGACTTCGTGTTCACCAGAAACAGTACGAACTGTTTTACGGAACTGAGGTGATTTAACCCATTCGAGTGCTAAACAAATACGTGCTTCTGCTGGCATGTCTTTTGGGTGAAGACGTTGTACCATCATTGGGTTGCCGTATTCTTTAAATAGGTTAGCAAAAGGCGTTGCTAAAGTACCATATGGACTCTTTTCATCAAAGATCTCTTCCCCGAATAAAGCTACTGCAGAAGAAGCAGAGCTAATCACTGCATTGAATGGACCTTTACTTGCATAAGTAAATACCACCGGTAAATGCATCGGGATCTCTGGTGCAACGTAAGGAACAGCACGGATGGATTCATCCTTCGTACCCGGATACCAAATCAGCGGGGTACTATTGTGCGGCTCAAATGTAGCCATAACCATAGAGAAACTCCTCTTTATTTATTGGTTACTAATATATTAGTTTTATTATCTCACCCAGTACTAGATGGAGATAACCGTTATTGCTCTTGAGCTATCAAAGTAAAATAAAGTAGGGTGACTAGAATTCCTACAGTTCCCACTATTAATAAACTCCTTAATTAAGAAATTTATGTCGTTTTATACCCCAGACATAAGGGGTCTACCCTCGGTCTTTCGCTTATGAAATGGCTTAAGATCTAGGGTGGGTCGATTTTACGACATATGATACGAACTCTGTAAACATTTACACCTAGACGTAGGTGGTCAAAGTTATAGAGTAATCAACTATAAACCACATTTAGCTAAATGAGTATATAAAAGATGAACATGAAAAGTCCATATGAGACCATGGTTCTGCGTCGATCTAATATCAGTAAGCTCGAGCAGAAATTAAAAGAAATGGTAATCACCAAACAAGTGAAGTCTATTGACCAAGAAGGGAAGTATGATTTCGACACCTATCGTATTTTAGGTGTAGCAGGTGAAGTAGAGATTCCTTATTTCTATCAACCAATTATTATTGAGTTACCAGAACAAAAACCAACTATTGTAGTTGACTTCCGTGCTTATGCTGGAGTAAAATTAGAAAACGATATCATCCATCGTAATAGAACAAATGAAACCACTAACTTCATTATGGTGTATGCGATTGCAATGGGTGAGTGGATGAAAGATGCGGATTCATTGATCTTAACGCAAGATTTACCAATCAATACTTACGGGGCATTAGTTGCTGAAACGGTAGCACGTCGTTTAGGTTTAGATCCAGAATCAACTTTACGTTTGATGGCGGCGTTCCAGTTGTTCTATGCAACTCGTACAGTGAAAGATATCCAAAACATCAAACCAGAAGAACTTGCTTCTATCGCAACGATTCTCTCCCGTAAGATGAAAGTGGATATCGGTACACACATGCAAATTGTTGAAATGTTAGATGCATCTGATCTTAAAGATATTGATTCATTCATGAAGAAAATCCGTGAGCTTGCTTGGTCACCTCGTTTATCAAAATTAACAGTTGGGGATTTAACGATTATGCTTGCAGGTGGATGGATCTCTCAAGGTAATCCAAAAGAAACTATGGCTGTGGCAATTGAATTCCCACCAGCATGGCTTGCCATTAACTTCACTTGTGCGAAGAACAAGTTCTATCAAAAATTACCATTAGGTCAAATCATGAAACGTTTAGATCGTAATGGTGCATTAGGAACTTTCGTAAGTAGTAATACCGCGAAATACTTCGGTCCAGTTTACGAATAATTTTATTTAATAAGGAAAACAGAAAACATGGCTGTGATTAGTCCTTATTATCAAGAATATCTGATCCAACATGCTGCTAAGCTTGTTTGGTGTAGCCCTTATGAAGATGAGCAATATATCATCGAGGCTGCCCAGCTTACTGATGCAAATGGGGATATTATTGATACCATGGTGTTTGAGCGTTTACTAACGCTTCCAAATAACACCGACCGTTTCCACATGTATATGATCGGTGGGAACTATCCAGATGAGTTTAACTTGTCTATATATAAAGAAAGATGGATACCGATTACAGAATGGTGCTTAGAAGCTGACTTCCTTGTTCGTGTTTATAATGATGCAGGTATTTTAGTCCCACTTTGTAATGTCTTCTATTTCTTGGAGGAAGATGGAACCATTTTATTTGCGGTCCGTGAAGATGGTGATTTAGGAATTAAGTTTGGTGTAGAACCAATTTACTTCCATTTTAGAAGTAGCCATTTCTGGAAAACAAATAACCAAACTGAACGTACCAAACGTGTTTACGTCGATAGTCGTATCTATAAGAAAGGAACAGACTTAAGTGATATGGTTAATGCTTATAACGATCGTTATGAGAAAGATTACCATAACCCACTTATTTTCACCAACGGTAGACCATCCAATAAAATCATGGGTAATAACTACGGTGATTACGTTGAAATGTCAGATGATGGCTCTGTTACACATGTCGAATATCACTCAGTAAAATCATTACGTTCATTCCATTCGGATTTGGATAAATGTAATAAATATCTTCTGATGTTAAAACACGTACAAGATAAAAGAAAGATCCACTATCGTGATGATATTGAGATCTTCCCAATCTACGTACCAAGACTTCAGATTGTTAACTACATGAAGCTGTATCCAGAAGCAACACTAGCGGATGCAATCGAACATGCTGAGTTTGAAATGGGTAACTATTATCACCGTAATCGTGAAGACAGTTTACGTATGGTGACCCATCAAGCTTACTCAATACCGGTTGATTACCTTCTCTCTATGCTGACAACCATGCAAGAGAAAATCGATATCGATAACTGGTATTTAAAAGTGGTTGTACATGAGTCAGGATTAGATCGCAATCTTATCGCAGAACGCCATCATGTCATGGAGTTGTATCAACTCGACTATGAGAAACGTTTAGATGCGATGACAGATACCGCATCTAACATCGACGTATGGAAAGCCAGTGAACTTGAGAAATCAGATTATAATTATCTGATGCGTTGCTTTAGACACGAACTCACAGCTGGACGTGTTCTTGATGCTTATGGGTATGATCAAGCATCACTCGCTTTAGCTAACCCAAATGTATCGATCACGAAAGACCCAAATAAGAACTACTTCATTATTCCAGTTGGATTGATGGAAAGTTGTACGGTTTATGAGTATGATAGAGATGGATTGCTCTTAGGTTGGTACTATAGTACCGATACCATGAAGTATTATCCGGTTAATGAAGGAACAATTTACATTGAGGCGATCTCAGGTAAAGGTTCTCATGAGATCTCATTATATAAAGATGTTGGTATTGGTGATAAAGTCAACGTGACAACAAACGCTGTATCTAACTACCGTTTATACCGAATCGCAAAAGTACTCGGTTTAAATAACGTGGTAACTTACCAAGGTGGTTATATAGATGTCACGAATGTGGCGACGAATTTCGTTCAACGTGATAATGGATTTTCGTTTACTAACTCTGATCCAACTAACGTTCGCTATGATGTTGTCGGTGATGATAAGTTCCTTTGTCGTGACCTTATCTTAGTACCGGCATCGGATGGTGTGGTAGACTTTACTCTTGTCTATGGTGAGAACAATGAAATCCTTGATATCGCACCTGCTAAAATTGCAGTGTGGTTAAACGGAAAAGCCCTCATTGAAAATATCGATTATCGTGTTGATTTCCCACGTGTCATTATCTTCTCAAAACAATATTTGAAAGGAATGACTGAACACAACGAGCTTCATATCACTTATCGTGCATTAGGTTTTAGTCGTGACGGTAAAACAGTTGATAAACCACGTGAAGTGGGTTATGTTATCGATGGTAAACTTTCCGTTGATTATCATTATGACTTACACCAAAACCGCATCTCTCGTGTGACAATTGGTGGTGGTATTTATAATCCACATCTCTTGAAATTCGATGATCAATACGGCGAAGCCAAAGTGAAAGTACCAGATGGTACCCCATACTCAATCGATGATCACTATATTGCACTACGTGGTTATGCGGGTTATCGTCAGATCTATCGTTTCCAAGAATCCGATAGACGAAACACGATTGATATCATCAATTATTTATCAACCAGACTACAACGTGAGAAGTTACCAAAACATGTTGTGGTAAATGGGAAATACGAATTGTACTCACCTTTCATGTCTGCAATTATTACGCACGTATTAGCAAACGAGAGAAAATATATCGAGTTTGATTATCACAATAAAGCGAAAGTTGCGAGATTGATTAGTAAGTTTAAGTTCTTATTAAACAGCGACCCATGTGTTAAAGGTTACGATGAAGACTTTGCTATCGTTGACCCAAGACCGTTTGACCAAGCTCAACCGACTGTAGTGCATCATCGTATCTACGCATTACTTGAGCACATCAATCAAACTTACTTAAACAACAAGGTAAGATTGAATAGTTGGTTTAAGGTAACACGTACTCGTCGAAACGTAACAGAATAAAAGGATAGGATAAGATGGAGTTAAATGAACTCAATCAAGCTACTCCAGACGTCACGTCTATAGACCGCAATGAAAAACGCGGGTGGCGTCAATGGAATATGAATCAGATCTATATGGGTCAAGATTCGAAAGGATTATACGTACCGAACGTCGGTGATATCGTTGAAGATATCCGTGGTGGTATCATCCGTTTTAAAGAAGTGGTAAGTGTGGATGAATCTACACTTATCCCAACATTTGCAAACTTAACGTTTGCAAAAGAAGATGAAGGTGAACTCAACCAATTTAGAGGAGTGGGTCCAGGGTATCAATCTGAAACCTGGCGTATCTTTTATGATAAGAGCGTCATTCCGCATACACTAATGGTGGATGTGAACTTACATCAGTATGGTACTGACACGGCTTATATGAAATTATTTAAAGGTCGTGATACCTCATCGACTGGTAAAGTCATTTCTCAGTATCGTAATAACAACCTCGATAACTACTCTGAGAACGTACCACTTGTTACGATCGGTAGTCGTTTTGATGATAGTAATGCAATCAAACGTCCATTAGTTTGTCATACTACTGAACACCTTGAAATCGGTGAAGTGGTGACAGCAGTAACTTATTCTGCGTCTGGTAAAGCATGTAGTGAAAATACGTTTATCGTAGCGAATGCAGCTAACGTACGTGCTTTAGATGCAGCAACGGCTTACGTAACAGGTATCGAGTTAATCAGTCCATTTATTTCATCATCTGATGATCGTCTAGTTGAATTCCCATCTAATATCCAACGTGATGGTTTATTCACAATGGCGAAAGTCTATTATAGTGATGGTAGTGATCGTGTATTATCAATTGATGGTGGACGTTTCTCTATCTTAGGTTTAGATCATTATATCTCAACCTTACGTGGTGAAACAAACTCATTTGGTTTACGTTATCAATTAGCCGATAATGAACTGGCATGGAATGCTTCTATCGGTGCAGATCGCCATATCACTGAAATCTATCGTTACCGCACATTAGAAGTAGATGGTAGTTACTCAGTGAACTTAGTCGCTATCCCTCGTTGGGCAAATGCGGCTGCAGGTTACGAATTGGAATACTGGTTATTTAACCTTGACCGCGATATCGTATTGAACGTAACTGATTACATTGAACCAGGTGCAAATACTGAAATGTTTAATGGTAAGAAATTCGGTACCGTTCAGCATATCTCTGTTGCATTAGAGTTATCTAAACTTAATATCGGTTTAAATAGCTATCGTCATGTTCAAAACTTCCAAATCGGTTTATCCGGTAATCCACTGAACTACGATGTACCGTACTTAATTCAATACCACGTATCACAAACTCCTGGTTATGGTGCAAACACTAAACTCAAAATGACACGTCGTGAACGTGCTGATGAGATTGGTATTAACTTAAACGGTTATCTTGACTTCCGTTCATTAGACCTCTTCTTAGAAGGAACCTACTATCAAACTAAACCATTGTTTGATGAGAACGTAGAAGCTAAGGCACCAGTACCGACTCACTTTAGTGTAACTACACCAGATGGTACATCGGTGGAATTTGAGATCAGTAAATGGAACCAAGAAATTGCTATTCCGAATAACCCTCAATTCCCAATGGTAGAAGGTAGTACATTAACAATCGAATGGTTACGTAAATTATCACCAACTGAAACGCAACATCTTTCAGTCACACCGATGATTTTACGTTACTAATAGGGTAATAATAACATGATACTTTATCAAGAAGACTGGTTACGTTATCCTGGTGCGATAGCGGATTTCCAGACGACGAACACGTCGTTCATTCGATTCTGTAATCTCCTTAAAAAGCAAGGGATAAATAACTGCTTGTTTCCACTCGCACTTTTTGATAAACGTCTCGTAGGGGTCGATCCGTTCGACCCCAAATTACCTGCTGAACTTTGTACGGCAGTGATCATTGAGTGTAAACGAAATCCTTGGTATTGGCTGCGTGAGGTCGCAAGACTTCCTGCAACTGGTACTGATGGTATCCGAGTGCAAGCTAACCGCTCAATTATCGCCATGTGGTGGTGTCTACTGAATTGCTTCTCGACCTATGCAATCCAACCACGTCAGACAGGTAAATCTGTTGGTGCTGACTTGTTCCACGTGTATAACGTGATGGTGTATGGATATAAGACGCAAGGATTACTCATCACTAAAGATAGACCCTTGGTAGTAAAGAATACGGAACGTCTTAAAGCAATTCGTGGGATGTTACCTTCCTACATGTGGATCAAAACACGTAAGGATAAAGATATCGAGGATTACATCAACTATGCTCAGGAGATGAATACCTTAAACTTAATCCCTGCTCAGAATGACCCACAATCAGCAATCAACGCAGCTCGTGGTTATACAATCGAACGACTCCACGTGGATGAGATCGCTTTCGTAAAATACAACTGGGTGATGTTACCGGCTGTATCCTCAGCGATGGATGCGGCGATTAACAATGCGAAAGCAGCCGGTATGCTTTACGGAAGACTTTATACAACCACAGCAGGTGATTTGTCAACCAAACAAGGTAAATATGCTTACGATTTATTTGTGAGTGGCTGTCCTTGGTCAGAAGGACTTTACGATAAACAAAACCACGAGGAAGCACTGAAATTTATCAACTTCCAAACGGGGTTACCTGTTCCACTAGTGAGTATGCAGTTCTCACATCGAATGCTCGGTATTTCAGATGAAGAGTTCTACGCTCGTATCATGTCTGCCCCATCTACGGATGAAGATATCAATAAAGATTACTTCTTAATCTGGGGTAAAGGTGGTAAAGATAACATCATCCCGAAAGCGATATTAGCCGATATGGATAAATCAATCCGTATGGCGAAATATAACGAGATGACTTCAACAGGTTACGTAATCCGTTGGTATATTGATCAGGAAGAGATTCCTCAGTATATGGCAACGCATAAATGTATCTTAGGTGTCGATACTTCAGAACAGATCGGTCGAGACAGTACTGCGTTAGTATTGATTAATGTAACGGACTTATCTATTGTTGCTACCGTATCGATTCGCCAAGGCTCAATTTTAACCTCAGCGAAATGGCTAGCTGATTTCATGAGTAAATACGAAAATGTAACACTCATCATCGAAAAGAAATCTTCCGCCCAAACATTTATCGATACGATCTTATTGACATTTACTCATGCTGGCATCAATCCGTTTAAACGTATCTTCAATCGTATTATTGATAACAAGTTACTCAAGCCTGATCTTTATATGATCTTGCAACGTAACAGAATGCCATCTAAAGACGATATTGAACAATGTCGCCAGTACTTTGGTTTCAATACCTCTGAGAAAACCCGTACGCATCTTTATTCTAAAGTATTAGATGAAGCAGCAAAACAATCCCGTCATGTGATGCGAGATCAGTTCCTAGTGAACCAACTTGCTCAATTGAAAGTGGATGACTCAGGTCGTGTTGACCACAGTGCGGATGGACACGATGACTCGTGTATCGCGTGGTTACTTGCTAACTGGTTACTTCGTTATGGTAAGAATATCGATTTCTACGGAATCGACTCAAGACGTGCCATGATTAATGTGACGCAGGATGGTAAACAACTTTGTGAAGATGATTTCGTTGAATTAGAGCGCATCGAGAAGCTTAAACAAGAAGCTGATGAATTAGTTGAGGAATTCTCTAAAACCTCTCACGCAGCGCTTAGAATGCGAATTAGCCAGCGTTTAAATGTGATCAATAAACAACTGGATGGATATGGTATCGAAACAAGGACGGTAGACTCGTTTGTTCGTAAAGAAGAAGATGATAAACGTATTGATGTACGTAAACGTCGCTTCGGTATGATGACAGGTGTAACACGTTCTCCATACGGAAACCATTGATTATTTTATGTATATATTGCATTATACAATCGTTCAGTTTTTTTTTGATGAGACATTGAACACCTTTTGTAAATTTTGTTAGTTGTTACGAAGTGAGGCATCTTAGGATGCCTCTACTTTTGTCCAAAAAAAAAAGAAACAGACAAAAGTAGAGGCTACCGAAGTAGCCTCATTGATATTACCAGATCATTTTACCCCAGGTAATCATGATACTGCTGGCGTTGTTGATGAATTCAAAATCATAACCTGCCTGTCTGAGGTACCATTGGATGTTAGGGTCAGTGATACGACACGGCATCATATCGGTACCTCTATAGGTGTTAGTTAATTCAGCCTCTATGATGATAACACTATCGTGGCTAGGTGAGCTTTTACGTATTTTGTCTGCAATGAAATGCAGAGCATGTTCAACTCTACGTTTAGCTTGTGGTCTAATCACATCGCCACGTCTTGGTAGAATTGTTTCCAGTTCATCTGCCCCTGTTATTTTTAATCCGTATTTTTCCATCTTTTTCCTCCTAATGATAAATGAATGTTTTAACTTCACCACCAGTGAGTTCATCATGCTTCATTGCAAGTTTGACTAATTCCTCTGGTGTATGATTACAGGTTACTTCTGCAACTGAGATTCGATAAACGATTTCATCAGTAAAACGTTGAGCACCTGAACCCATTACGATAGCAAGCTGATCGTTGTTTGGATAGTAACACTCATCACGACAATCTTCTCTATTACTATTAATTCCCCAAGTATAACAACCTTTCTTGGTGATAAACATGAGCTCTACTAGAGCACCAAACGCCTGTTCATAAGTAATGGTACCATTTTCCGCATCACGAATCATTCTGGTGTTATAACGATACCAGAATTCATTGAGGCTCTCATTTGTACCATCAATCCAGTTCTTAAAATCAGCAAAAGCCAGCATATTACCTACACCTGCAATTGCAACAACTTCATTATCGGTATCGTCCTCATGTAGACGAAATTGTCGTTCTTTATCTAAGATGATAAACTTCCCATCCTGATGAAGACTCATAACTCCGTTATTGATAAGTTCTAACGTACGAAGTAGGATACCACGATCTACTTCATCTGTTTCTGGATTATTAAGCAACCCATTGATTATGTCACCAGAAGCTGCTAAATTCTCCTGGTTCAATGTTAACTTAGTATCGGTAGCTAATGTACCATTTTTGTAGACTATAGTTGTCATAGTGAACCCCCTATTAGATTCTTACTATGTTGGTTAATATAATGTAGCTGCGATAGTTCTGTTCGATTGCTACCACAGCTACTTCCTACGAGTGTTTACCAGCCGTATAGCTGGCGGAAAACATTGTCGGCGAGTTTGTACTCACACCAGCAACGTTGATATTCGAATACCGAAAAATCACCTTTGCATAATGCGTCGATGCATTTCTCGGTATTCTTGAACCAGCTTGAGTAAAAGTGATCTGGTCCAAGAGCTCGAATAAACGTTATCAGCGTAAATGCTCGATTAGGATCGATCATAACAGCCTCCTTTTTGGATGGTTTATAATAAGAGGGTTACCAATTGGTAACCCTCTGCCTATGTCGTAACTTCATTCCGATGCTGGTTCTCTTTGCAAGATAACGAGATCTATGCCCACTATCTCAAAATAATAATATATACTTATAAAAACGATAGAACAACAAAAATATGAGGCTACCGAAGTAGCCTCATCATTTTAAATTAATAAGCTTAAGCTTTCACTGAAGTACGAACAGGACCTGTTGTCATGTTCTCAGTCATCTTCTGCTTTGGATTTGCTGGAGAGTTCTGACTACGTTCAGCTTCCTCTCGCTGTCTTGGCGTCATATTACTATCACCACTTACAGCACCACCATTCGCTTGGATTGCTTGTAACACCTGAACTAACGTATCGTTATTGATACCCTGAAGTTCTACTTGTTGTTTAAGTAGATCTGTCATGAGTTTATTGCCCTCTACAGAGCCCTCTACGAAGGCTTGTTTAAGACTACTTACGATATTATCAGATGGACTCGAAATCGCAGGAGCGCTTGATGTAGGCGCCATATTGAACGTATCTGTTCCGGTTGGTTGAGTTGCAGTATCACCAGTAGCAGCACTACCATCAACTGATAGTACTGGAGTACCAGTTGGTGTAGCTGTACCCATCTGTGAACGCAATGCATTCAGCTCGGGAGCAATACTACTTCCAACACTTGGTATTGCTGAAGTATCACTACCTAATTGTTGAGCAACATCTGCAGCAGGATTTGCTGGAGCAAGTTGCGTACTACCTTGACCTGTTACAGCCGCTAAAGCAGACTCACTACTATTACCACCTTTCTCAACACTTGGACCACGTGTATCAGCACGAGCGTCATTTCCGCTGTTATAAACATTCATATCCCCTTTATATTCAGGAATATCGTAAACAGGTTGAACACCCGTTGGTAAGATATAACCGACTACATCATTAGTTGGGAAACCTGATACCTTAACCATGTTACCTTGGTTACCACCAAGTACCGCTAATTTACCTGATTTCATCCCTACAACGAAACCAACGTGACCACCACCTGTTTTCCATTTGAAGACAACAAGTGCACCATAAACAGGTTTATTGAAACGTTGACCACCACTCCAATCTAACCAGGATTGTGATGAAGCACTATTAGTACCACGCATACCTGCTTGAGTAATAACCCAGTTAGCAAACGCACTACACCAAGGTAATTCATCCGTTACCCCCTTCATATTACAAGTTGCAAAGTATTCAAGAATACGAGGATTATGAGAAGAACCTTCTTGTTCTTTCACGCCGATCTCTTTACTTGCAATTTGAATCCATTTATATTCAGCAGGAGAAACACTCGTACTATTAACTGGACCACCCAATGAGGTTGGGATGGCTTGGTTAATTTGTTGAGTTTGACCAGGTTGCGTTTGTAATGGTGCATAACTTGGACCATTACCACCTGTACGGTTTACGTTTTCATACTGCGCAGGGTTAAAGACTTTACCACCTAAGATACTATCTTCATACTGAGCAGGATTGAAGTTCGGAGAAGCTGTTTTAGCACCCACTGGTGGGATCTGCATGTTCAATACTGAGCTTGCAATATTTGCACCAGTTTGAGCACCCGCCATACCAGGGACATTGTTAGTAACCGTTACACCAGTATCACCTTTGTTAATGGTGATCGTACCATCTTCAGAAGTGTTACCTGTGATACCACTACCTTGTCCATACTTGCTGATATTAGCAAGATGTTTCTTATAGGCTGCCATGCGTTTGGTCATGCCATCACCGATACCGGTACTACCTACGATACCTTGAACCATGCCATTAAAGTCTTTACGATAAAGACCACGATCTTTTGCATAAGCATGAGCAACTGCAACAGCAATCTTCGGATCATTCATGAGATCAGGGTTTGCGATGACTTCGGGGTAACCTGCAAGTTTAGCATATTTAACGTAGTTCTCTTTACCGGTGATCTGAACTAATCCACGACCTCGGTACATGTAACCTTCAGTTGGTCCGTTACCCATTCTACCACCGTAGAATAAGTTACCTAGGATTTGCTGACGATTCGGATCATTAGCGATAGCAGCAATCTGTGCATCAGTCATACTGGAGAGTTTATTACGTACTGAAACGTAACCTTCCCAACCTTTCTCACCACGTTTAATTTTCAATAAGTTCTCAGTTGAATACTTCATATTCTCAGACTGAGGTTTAAGTTGGGACTCAGCATCCATCATACCTAAGTACATGGCGATGTGATTATCATCAACACCATCAGCACGAGCTAACTTAACGTACTCATCGATAATCTCCTGTTGTGAGGCTGAAGGTGGTTTATAACCACTGTCTTGATAAGTACCTGCCATATCTGCATAAGAAGGTGTAGAAACTCCACCCTCTTCTAGTGGCGCACCGTTATTGGTATAACCTTCTACACTGTCATTTCTGATAGCGGTATTATCTGCAGCCATAATAGAAGAATCGATATATTGACCACGGCCACTTCCATTATCTTGTTGGAATGCAGCTTTCACTTCTTCACGGCGTTTTTCTTCATCAGCCATGTATTTCTGCCATTTCTCTTGAAGAGCTTTCTTCTTCTCTTCAGATAAAGGCATTTCATATGGCTTAGATTCTTTCTCTGCTTTGATGTTCTCATAGAACTCTTTCATTGCATCAGGGCTATTGTTAATCGCCACACCTGCAAAGATGATACGACCTGTATCGTTAACTTTATCAGATTCATTCTTGATAATATCAACAACTGGTTTACTCATTAAGAAGTTAGCGAGTGGCATCTGTTCTGCAACGGCAATCTTATCAAGGTCTTTTGCATTCTTACCACGGAAATCTTTAATATCTCTCCAAGCAGTCGCAAGTAAACCAAAATAGATCGCACAGAAACGATGTTTAAACCATTCTACCCAAATCTTAAAGTTGTTTTCATCTTGTTCTTTGAAACCAAACTTAACAGCAAATAAAGACCAGACTTTCTTAAGTCCATCTTCACCAGAAGACCAAGTCACACTACCCTGAGCACCATCACGTGATTCAGAACGCATGTGGTTTTCTCGAACTTCTTTTTCAAGTTCAAGAATCACTTCCATGTGGTTACGACTAAAGTAGTCAGTTGTATTATAAAGTAAACCGTAAGCAATGAATCGCATCGCTTGTAGATTACTTACACGGTTATCTTTCAGTCCGTATTGTTCAACTGCTTCGATATATGGTACTTCAATTTCAGCACCATCACCGACTTTAATCTTCACCTTCGTATCCGCATTACCGGCTACAACGACGTTATCTTTATCCTGACCATTAACTGTGATGTTACCACTTTGTACATCCGCTTTATATTGTTCACGTTGAGCAATGAGTTTATCACGATTTGCAAAGAGATCTTCATAAAGGAAACCGTTTCCAGTTCCATCTTTCTTGTTATCGTCAAGATCCTCAACGATATCTTTCTCATCTTCACGGAATGCTTCTGTTACACGAACGGCATAGTAACGAACTTGATCATAACCCACACCACCTTCTTCATAGTCACTGAATGGTAATGCAGTATAGCTATAGATATCAGGTACACCAGGATTTTTATCCTTGTCTAAGAATGACATGCGGACGAATGAAGGTTTATAACCATCATCTAATCCTTCAAGATTGTAAAGCTCACGACCATTATCACCTTTAAACCACTGCTTGATGTTACTCCACGTTCCATGCTCCGCTTGCGACATCATTGCAAATAATGCTTCTTTATGACGTTTATAAACCGGATAGAAACGTTGTTTATACCACATGGTAAAACGTGGTAATTGTTCATCTTGCATTTGTTGTTGAGTTAATGGACCTTGTGCCTCTTCATTCCAGAAGAATGCTGACCATTTATTCATGTCGATTTCTTTCTCTTGGAGATAACCAGTTGATGGGTCAACCACGAGTTCATTATCCATCTCTTTCTCAAAAGCAAGGATAACGTTAGAACGACCAACATCATTGTTAGGATGGATACCATAACCGGCTAAACGATACTCATCCATTTCTTGGAAGTTATCGCGATAGTACTGCCAGAGTTTATATCCAAACCAACCTACAGCTGTAATACCAAGTAATGCCCAACCTGTTGGTGTACCCAGTAATGCAGTACCAGCACGTAATGCAGTATTTGCTACAAACTTACCTGCTGCTAAACCAGCACGTCCTACAAGTTTACCACCTGCATGAACGACTTTACCTGCAGCAGCACCTAAGCCAGTGCCTTTACCTGTTAGTGCACCTTTAATAAATCCACCAACACCCCCTACGACTTTAAGTACACCATTTAGTGCACCACCAATCCATTGGAATGGTTTAAGTAAGATACTACCAATCGCCGCAGGTGCACCTTTGATCGCAGCAAGAATCATCGGAATAAACATGCCAAGTTTAGATAAGAATCCTTGACCTGCATCTTCTTGTGATCCTTTACGACCAAAGAGCTTACTCATCATACCACGTCTTGAATCTTTATTACCGTATTGCATAACACGGTCCATCCAAGAACCTTTACGGCGTTTACCTGTAAAGCGATCGATAATTCCTGTGCCGAAACCTTTAAGACCATCTAACGATAATCTTGATTTGCGTTTCTCAGCTTTCTCAGCACGTGCTCTTTCACGTTCTTCTTTCTTCGCTTTAGCTCTCTCAGCTTTTTCGTTTAGATAATCCTGAATGCTATCTTTAACGTTAAATCCTTCACCCATTTTTCTGGCTTTATCCGCCATCCAACCAGCAAAATTTTTCGCATTACCAAAACGTTTCTTAAGTGACTCGGCACGTTTCTTCGCATCTTTAACGATATCACCAGTTGTTGCCTGACTGATATTATCAGATGCAATATCCTTCATGTGATGATCAGGCTGACCACCAAACTTCCAGACTAATAATTCATAGATCCGTTTAGTCCATTTGGTATTAAAAGTGATACCTTCACCCCAACCACCAAATACACCACCGAATAGACTTTTGAATTTATTGCCAAGTGAACCTAAGAAATCAATTCCGCCCTTAAGCATTTGCTTACCGAATTGGAATGGTTTTACGATAACGTTACTAATGAGGTTATCAAGGACATCTTTATAAGGCTTACCATCTTTATCAAATAAACCCTGATTACGCATTTCAGATAATGATAGGATGACATTCCCATCATGGTCGACTACGTCATTAACAATATCACGAACTTGTCTTAATGGTTTTCCATTACAGAAATAAACACCATTAATTAACTGGTTAGCAGTAATACGTGGCGAACGTTCATCTCCAACGTAAACATCTTTAACCAATGCATCCGTAATACGGTTAAGCACTTTGCGACCGAAATCTTTCGCACGATTTAATTGAGAACTGATATTAAGGTTAGATGAGATCTGGTTGATCTTATCTTGCATCCAAGAACGGATATTGGCACCAAGACCTTTGATCTTATTGATGTCAAACTTATTCCCCGCTTTATCAACCGCATTTTGTAGTTCTTCTACGGTTGCAACGATAATAGGTTTGCCGTCTTCACCCATCTTACAAAGGTGACCTTTAAGTTCACTGAAACTACGAATCACTTTACCGTTGATATCGCAGTATTTACCTAAAGCTAAATCACGTGCTTTAACTAATGGCTCTTTAAGATTATCAGGTGAATATAAATCGAATTTAAGTAAGACACTTCCTTTTACTTCACTTCCTTTATTAAATAAAGGATTAAGCACTTTACTTTTTACTGCACCGACAAATTTATTCGTGCTGTCTTTTGCTTTCTGATAAAGATCCATGGCTTTACGTTGAATAAAGTCACGACCATCCTGAGTGTAACGTTTTAATTTCTTCCAGTTGATAAGACTATCAGTCATCTCAGAAGAGTTAATATCACGACCTTTATCATCACTGATACTTCCACTTCCCACACCCATATCAATAATGTTTCGATTGATGCGAGCAAGACTATTTAAAATAGCTGAAGTTTGGATATTAATAGAAGCATCTAAAGTCTGCCAGCTAACGCGTCCACTATCTTCTTCGCTATCTGGCGTTTGATTACCTTGAGCGCGCGAACGCAAGGCACTAACATCTTGAGCAATTTGTTCAAGGTAACGAGTATTGTCGCGAATGGCAGATAAATAATCAGCATTAGGACTAATAGGACTACCAGTACCAGTAACTCCAGATAGATACGGAGCTGACGTGCCGCGTCTTTCATTTGTTGTTCCTTTTGTTCTTCTTCTAAATCCACCAACAGGAATTGCACCTTGAGCGGATACGTCATTTTTGATGTATTGGTTATAATCACCACTTAGAAGAATATCGTAAAGTTTATCAGTATCAATCGAATGCGAATCTTTTCCATCACCCGCAACGATACCCATGGCTTTAAGTGTATCGGTATTGACCAAACCTTGACGTGCTAGATCTTTAACATGATCCACGAAGTTTGGAATATCCCCACGGAGACGATCGAATCGACGATAGAGATAAAGATTGTTATCAGATGACTCTTTATCATCTAATGCAATTTTACCATTCTCGTTGAATTTAACCTGACTGCCGATACCTTTACGAAGTTCACTTAAACCACGATAAGATAAACCTTTCACTAATTTATCATCGTCTTTCATGAAACGATGTAAATCCATGCCTTCGCCATTACGGATACTTTCAACTAGGTTTTTACGAAGTTGTAATTTATCTTCACTGGTAAGATCTTTACCACCTAGTTTCTCAACGAAGCTATCAAGGTTACCATTTAAGACATCGCTGTTACGTTTAAATAAAGTATCAGCTAAATCTTTCGTATGGCGACTACTGCTTACGAAGGTATCACGTTCATTACTAAAGAGTAATAGATCAGGCATGTGACCAGTACGAATCCCTTCGCTACTTTGTAAGATACGTGCTAAATAACCCGGAATGATTTCCGTGATTGATTTATGCGCATAATTATCAAAGGCTCTTGGATCATGAAGATTCTTAGAGGTATGCCAGTTAATCGCACCAACTTTAGTATCACGTTGTGCGATCTGATCTAAATCAGCCGCATCTCTAAACCAGTTTAATCCTTTTCCAACTAAACCAAGTTTACCATCTTCACCGGCTTGGATACCATTTCGATAGAAGTTATTAAGTACATCACCAATTGTCTCGTTGATGTTACCGGCTTTCGCAGCCGCACCAGCGATGGTTTTATTCTTCATCGCAAGGGTGCCAAGACGCATCCCCATACTACCGAAGAACTTACTTCCTATCCCTTCACCGATACTCTGCATGAGTTGCTGACGTATCAGTTCTTTCTGGTCACCAGAAACAGCACCACCTGTAAGCGCCGCCATCTCCCGTTCCATTTCTATGGCTTGACCTTGCATATCCATGATGGTAGTTAAACCACCCATCAATTCTTGCAATGGATCGACAAGCATGTCGTTGGCTTTATTGGAAAGATGTTTGATTGTTTTACCGATTAGCTTATTGCCACGTAATTTATCACGTAAGGTATTTTGACTCCAACCAAAGAAACGTCTTAATGAAATATCTTTTAAGACTTCTTTATCGGTTTGTTTTGCTAAATCAGGTAAAGCCGTATTCTTAACGATTGACTGTAATTGGTTTAGTGCGTTTTGACTAAACTCACTGAATCCTTTTAATAAGGTTGCTTGTACGTTGTATTGGCGTAGAGAAACACGAAGCATCTCTTTTTGCCAACCAAGGTTAATCCCTTCCTGATAGTTTACTAATCGAGTTAATTGATTAACCACCTGATTAGTACTGTTTAATTGATCGGTCTGGGTTTTCGCCTGAGCGACCTGCATGACTTGTTGTTCTTGTCTTGCTTGTCCCTCAGCTTGTTGCTGCTGTTGGAATACACCAAGGATTGTTTTCTCAATCCCGAGGTTTGCGATCTCTTCTTGTGAAGGACCTCTACTACCACCACCATCTTCTTTTAGTTTACTCTCCAGCCACTTGTTCATCCCTTCTGGAATGGCATTACCAAGTGTACGACGAAATGCTTCTGCACTTCGTTTAAACTCTTTTATTGAAGGTGCAAGTTTTTGCATGGTCTTATCGTATTCATTTTGAACAGAATAAACCGTATCACCAATCAGATCTGCAGTATCTCTGAATTCTCTTGGTGCTGCATTCTTCAATAAGAGTCGCATGGAATTTTCACTAAAGACGGCTTTCTTCACCCCTTCTGCTACGTTGGCAGCATCTTTAACGATGGGGCTTCTATCATCTTTGACTTTTTCAGTCGGTTCGAAGCTTAGATCAAAACTATCCAGATCTAAGTCATCATCCCCGAAATCCAAATCAAGATCGTCTTTTTTGGCCATAACAAAACTCCTTTATTAAGGCTTATTTATATAACGAATAAGTTAACATTTTACCGTATTTACTTAGGCAAAATGTCGAAAACATAGCCTGCAACCTATGTCCACATATTAGGCAACTCGTATTGGACATTAAACTTTTTAACGTTAAAAAATTTAAAACACTTAGATGTAAAAGGAATAAAAGGTGAGTTATGACAACACCCATTAAACCTTTTGATGTCCAACTCTTAATCCCGACAAAAGAACGTCTAGCACGTGTTCCACGTATTACCTCGACGGAGATATATGATGGCACCAGTGAAGACTTCAATCCTGGAGGACTTTATAGCCAAATCCTATTTGGTCAAGTCGGTTCCCAGAATCGAGATTATACGTTTGGATATATCAAACTTAATACGGAGTTGATCCACCCAACCGTAAGGCGTTGGATTAAACAACTCAAGCGTTATTATGAGAGTATCTGGCGTGGTGAAGCATTTGCTATTTGGAACTCTAAGACAGGTGAGTTTGATCCTGCCGATTTAGGTGATGATGATGCAGATACAGGATACCACTTCTTTATCTCTCATATTAATGAGCTGAAGTTTAAACGCAATACTTCAGCCAGACGTAATCAAATGATCGATGCATACGAGAAATACCGTGGTCAATTGACTCTGGTTAATCACCTCGTATTACCCGCAGGTCTTCGTGATCTGCAAGTAGCGCAAAACGGTCGTACAACTGAAGATGAATCTAACGACTATTATCGTCGTTTACTTCGTCTTGCGAACAGTTTAGAAAATAGCCCACTTCAAGGTGCGGAGATCAACAACGTTCGTCTTAACATGCAGATGATCGTAGATGACCTTTACGATTACTTCCTTTCATTATTAGATGGGAAGAAAGGTTTCTTACAATCTCGCTTTGGTGCACGTAATCTCTTCTTAGGTACGCGGAACGTCATTTCATCCATGGATATGGGTGCGGATATCTTAGGTGATCCTTCAGCCCCAACGGTAGATACAATCCTCATTGGTTTATTCCAATGTTTAAAAGGAAGTATTCCGCATGTTGTTTACCTAATGAGAAATGATCGTCTTTACACTACCTCATTCCCATCAAGAGATGGTGATGCCTATCTTGTTCACCCAACTCGTTTAACTCGTACTAATGTACAGTTAGATGATATCGCAATTGATAGATGGGTAACAATAGAAGGTAATGAAGCAACTATTGATGCATTTAGTAAAGATAGTTTCAAGACAAGACCGATTGTGATTAATGGTCATTATCTTGGATTGATCTATCAGGATAACGAAAAATACCAGATCTTATCTGATATCACTGAATTGCCAAATGGTTGGGATAAAGATAAAGTAAGACCGATTACCTATATTGAGTGGTTGTATCTTATCAGTCACCAAGCTATCAATGAGAAGAAAGTCGAAATGACACGTTACCCAGTTACTGGGGATGGTTCCTCCTATATTGGTAATGTCTACGTCAAAACGACGACACCTTCTATCCGTCTTGAGAAATATGAAGATGGACAACCAACAGGTGAGTTCGCACTCGAATATCCAGTTCTAAATGGAAGCTTCTTCCAAACGATGTCTCCACATGGATCTCGTTTACCAGAACTTGGAGCCGATTTCGATGGGGACAAGATGAGTGCTAACTTCATCCACAGTAAAGATGCAATCGAAGAGATCAATAGAAATGCTGGTAAACGTATCTCCGTGATTCGTGCGACTGGTAAACTCGCTTATGATATCGAAAACGATATCGTAACTCGAGCATCTTTAGGTTTAACCGCACCACCACGTGGTTACCGTTCAAAACGAGGTGAGTAATGGAAAATATAGATAAAGACCAACTGATCTTGTCATTAGAGGCAAGATATCCACAGGTCTATCGTCAGCAAGGTATCCGTTACTTTGTTAAGATGGAAGATCCAAAAGTTCATCGTGTAGCAGATCTACAGGAGATCGATCTTTCCATCCTGCATTATTTCTATCCGAATATGAAGGAGAGTTTTGGTATTTCACCAGAATCGCCTTTTGTTAAGAATAGAAAGAAAGCACAGGTTTCCTTCCACCATACAGATTACGCAGGTGCGATTGCAGGTCCTTATAAAAAGAAAATCTTTAACTATCGACTTGCCATTAAAGCCTACCACAAAAAGAATCCAGGTATTTTCTGGGCGAGAAATGAACGTAAGTTCTTCTCCTTCAGAGAAAGACGTCCATGGAATATGATTGTGGACTACTCATTGATGGGTAGACGATTTGAGTTTAGATATAACCCAAGACGTCATCTGTTTGAGTTCGAAGCGAAATATAAGGGATATTTAAATGGGATTAGTTATTATACTAAACAAACTAATCGTCATCAGTTAATGATGTTCCATGTCCCTGAACAATTACCAAAAGTCCCAGAGTTAAAACGTGCAGCTATTGAAATGAAACGATCTTATTTCAAGATCTTCGATAGTTATGAAAAATTAGCACTACTTGATTTCTGGAAATGGTTAGATCCTTATACAAGGTCAAAATCCCTCTTCGCTCAGTATATCCAAGAAAAAGATTTAGATCGAATCGATTTACTTTGTTTATATGGCAATACGGTTGTTCTTTTAAATCTCGGATTACTCGATAGATGGGTAACTGGAAAAGAGTCATTAGGTGAAGATGAGGAAGATAACGAATCACCAGAAGATTTAATCGAAGGTGAAGAGTTAAACATCACGCAGTCTACCGCAAGACGTTTCCAAAAGCGTTTCCTCCGTTTCTTAGCAAAAATTGTTGAGAAGGATAAACTCGCAAACAGTTTCATTCCACATCCATTAGAGATCGATGAGAAAGAAACCAAGGATATCCAAGTTATCTATGATAGCAACACGGAAGAAACATTAAAAGATGATGACTTCCAAGATCCGGAAGTCCTAGAAGATAAAGGTGATGATACAGTTCTGATCCCACCTGATATCGTAGAGGAGAAACAATCTGAATCTACGCAAACAAGAACAGAAGCAGAAATTAAAAGCGTTATTAGCGTCAACCAACAGCCGCACGCTGGAGGAGCACCAAGCGAAGCTCAGACAATTGTCAAAGCTAACCTCGGTGACCTTAATACCGCTACTCCTGCTCTTAGCCCTACTCATCCTGATCCTGTTCAACAGCCTGCAGTAATTAAAGATAACTACACGCCAGTTGAAGTAAACCAATTAGTGGGTATTCAAACTCAGATCCCTGAGAAAGAACTCATCGCTAAACCGGTTTCATCATTAGTTGATGTGGGTGTTAAGAAACAAGTTACCCAGTACACCGAAGAACTTGGTTTAACCAAGAAACAAAACGATTTCTGGGAAAAAGCAGCCGAAACGTATAAAACATTGAAATCACCTGTTAAAGGAAAAACCTTAGGTGAGTTTATCAATGAGAAAAGAGATATCACTCTAAACCAAGAGGATGCAGAAATTCCCGATATCCCAATGGTAACGGATAAGTCTTTACTTAAATCAACAATCATGAATATGCAACGTGATTACATTAAGAAAGATTTAAAACGTGATATCGCCCGTAATATTGTTGCGATGCAAAAGACGGGTGTATTAGTGAGCAACTATGAGGTTGAAGATACTTCAAACCTTGCTTCTGATACCGAGACTCACGTGATTCAATTTACCCCTGTAGGTGGTTCACCTTCTACAGTAAGACTGAAATTACCGAAAGTCCATGAGGACGGTACGATCAGACAAGGTGGTGTGAGAACTTATTTACGTAGCCAACGTCGTGACCGTGTTATTCGTAAGATCGATAGTGATCGTGTTGCATTAACGACCTACTACGGAAAACTTTTCTTAAATCGGTCAGATAAAAAGAAATACAACTTAGACAACTGGGTATTATCTCAAGTTGATCGTTTAATTAGTGAAGGGACGTATACGGATATTCAGTATGGTGCAGTAAGAAGTGATATTAAGAATCTTCCTCGTATCATCCAAGCACTGATGTCTCGTTATCGTGGTTTCCACCACAAGAAACTTTTCTATACGATTGACTTTACAAAAATCACCCAGGATAAAAATGGTGTCTTATCGTTTGGTAAACATGTTCAGTATAATCCAAAAGAGGATACTTGGTTGGTGAAAAATAAACCAACTGATGTAAGTGAAGTCTTCTCAATGGATTTACTTGAAGCACCAGATGAGTACGCTGAAGTGAAAATCTTAGGTGTATTGATGCCAGTCGGTTTCATCCTAGCACGTGAACTCGGTTTTGCACGTCTAGTTGAAATGTTAAGACTACCTGTTGAGAAATATGAAGCGGGTAAACAAATCGAACGTAACAGTAAGCAATTGATCATTCGATTTGCTGATGAGAAATGGGTATTTGATAAATCGATCATGTCCACCCGTGATAAATTAATTATCGCTGGGATGAACTACTATGCACGTTATTTAAAACAATACAGTGCACTTGATTTCGATACCAAAGAAGTATACGGTGCTATCCTACATGAAGATGGTGTCGCAGTGAGATATGAACGAGAGTTAGATCTTATCCAAGACTTATTCATTGATGATAGTTCTCGTGAAATGCTTGAGTACATGAAAGAGCCAACTGAAATGGTTCCGCTCTATATCCGAGCAGTAGAACTTCTTTCGACTTCTCATTACGTCGATGAGATCAATATGGATGACATGGTAATTAAAGGATACGAACGTATTGCAGGTGCAGTATACTCGACCTTCGTAAATCACATGCGTCTATTTAAATCTAAGCCTATCACAACCAAACGTCGTTTTGATATGCCACCAAATGATGTCATGATCATGCTCTCTAAAGATCCATCTATGGAGATCATCGATGATATCAACCCAATCCAGAATGTGAAAGAAAAAGAAAACGTCACATTTACAGGTGAAGGTGGTCGCTCTAAACGCTCCATGGTAAAACGTACTCGTACATTTAGTGATACAGATATGGGTGTGATTTCAGAAGCAACAGTAGATAGTTCAGATGTAGGTATCACGACTTTCCTTTCTGCAAATCCTCGATTCGATACTACGTTAGGTACTGTTGATAAACACAAACCTGGACAAGAGATGAATGCCTCACGGCTCTTCTCTACCCCGGTGTTATTGTCTCCATTTTCAACACATGACGACCAAAAACGTTTGACCTTCGTTGGTACCCAGAGCTCTCACCGTATTCCGATCAGGGGTGCAATGCCACCTTGCGTAAGAACGGGATACGAAAATGTCCTTGCTCATCGTGTCGATGAGAAGTTTGCTTATGTAGCAAAAGGTGATGGGGTTATTAAAGAGAAAGGACCGAAATACGTTCTTGTTTCTTATAACCAAGATGACCTCGGTGAAGAGATGGTTGAGATTGGTGTGACAATTGCATCATCGAAAGGAAGTTATTTCCGCCATGATATCAAATGCGATCGCGATGTAGGGTATAAATTCAAGAAAGGTGAAGTGTTGGTATTTAACCAAGCCTTCTTCCAACGCGATGTCCTTTGTCCTACTCAAGTGATCTTGTGCGATAAGACGTATGCCAGAGTAATGTTAGTAGAATCAAATGATACTTTTGAAGACTCTTCAGCTGTATCGATGGATTTTGCTAAACAGCTCAAGTCCTCCATCGTAAAAGAACGTGTTATTGTTGTAAATGCAACTGATAACTTACGTAACATGGTTAAGCTTAATGATGAAGTTGATATCGATGATAGTTTAGTCCTAATCGAAGACCAGGCCTTTAGTGATGCAGGGTATTTCAGTGGAAGTAGTTTAGATATCTTAAAACGACTTTCTCAGATTTCACCTAAAGCGAAATATAAAGGTAAGGTGATTAAGATCGATTGCTTCTACTACTGTGACGAAGATGATCTCTCCCCATCTATTAAGGAAGTGGTAAATCAGATCATGAAATATCGTTTCAGTGGAACGAAGATGAAGCTATCCGATAAACGCCATATGACCGGGCAAATTGATGAACCACTGAAGTTGAAATCACAGGAAGTCCTAGAAGGTCAAGTAGGTATCCGCATCTACATTGAAACTGACCTAGGATTCTCAAGTGGCGATAAGCTCGTGGTATGTAATCAGCTTAAATCTGTTACAGGTCGTGTGTTTACTGGTAAGAATGAAACCGAGTCAGGATTACCGATTCACGCTATGTTTGGTTATGCTTCTATCTCGGATCGTATTGTGGGTTCCCCAGAGTTAATCGGAACTACTGCTACACTCTTGCAGTTAGTGACACAACGAGCTTTAGACGCGTACGATAACAAATAACACTTAGAACAAGTTGTTGAAAGACATAGGGGAGGGTTCAACCCTCCCCGCTTTTTTTTCGNNNNCTCTTAAGAGACCACATTCGAATGTAGTAAAAACATTAATCTTAACTGATCAATAAGGTTATAAAACAATGGTAAACAAATTAGAATCCACACGTTACACACTCGCTAACATTATTGAGTTAGTGACGGCTGTAATGTATAAGGTAGAAGGGAATGGTGTAAAGTTACCTGAACCTGCTCCAAATTCAGACGGATGCCCAGATGGTGATTACACTGAACGTTGTATCCAAGAAACAGTTGCACTTGCGATCAAGAATAATCTTGATGTGTGCCCAGTAGAGGAGAACGCGTAAGATGTTAACAAGTTACTCAAAACAGTTAGCAGACGATTTAACCGAAGAGTTCTCTCGTCAAGGTACAGCAGTCGTATTTAACCAAGCGGGCACGTTCCAAGATTTATTGGGTCGTACGATGCCAGGTCTTATCGAAGAAAACGGTGTTGCGGTTTCATTAGATGCAAATCAATTAAAAGACTATCAACGTCAGTCTGGTCATGGTCAACAATTAGAAGCGATGGCTGAAATCTACGCTAAACCGTTATTACAGCGTTTAGACGTATTACGTAACCAAGTGTTACCTTTCATCGATCGTGTTGCTGCGGGTATCCGCTCGCAATATAATGAAGGTTTCTATAAAGTATCTGATATTCAAGAAATTGAATTCGCTGATATCTATAAAACCAAAACTTTCTTAGATTACATCCAACGTCATGCACCATTGGCTAATTCACAAATCCAAAATGTGACTATCCAATCTGGTTTCATGGATCGCAATGAAGATGATATTATTGGTTTATTAAAATCTGGTAATACTTCATTAGATGATGCATTGGTTGATATGATCGCACGTCATCCATCTAACTGGTTAACTGATGTCTATACTCGTTATCTTGTAAATGGTAATATCGTCCCAACTGGTTTACGTGCTCCACATCAGAGTGAATTAGTTGATGAAATCGTGGTATTGTATTTCATCCATGCTTCATTATTAGCAAACGATGTTATCGATGGCACTGTAAATATCCCATTAGTACAATATCGCAATTACTTATCTGAAACTTTTGCTCAGTTAGGTGGTTTATTAAATCGTTACGTGAACCAAATCAACTTAGTTGATCAAGGTGGTCAAGTAGTGGCTTTCAAAGATGAAAACACTAACGTGATCTACGTATACAAAACCAACTATGAAAAATACCTTGAGCAAGGTGGTAATGCAGATGCGGTATTAGGTGCAGTAGCATTAGGTTCAGTAGGTAATATCAACGACCTACTTGAAAATACTGAGCGATATGCCAATGAATTCAACCGTGCTTACAACGAACAAATCAATGCAGTAAAAGCGGCTTTCCGTTCAAACTACATCCGTTTGTTCCCACAAGTGTTCATTGAAGAATTGAAGAAAGAACCTTCTGATTTCGTAGCTTTATTTGTACAACCTGGTACAGTGATTCCTGAAACAGGTTTCTCTTATAGTGATCTCTCTGGTCGTATCTTAAACTCACTTGCTCCAACGCAAGGTTACGACAACATCTATGATTTCACTAAAGCACTGATTTTAGATATCGGTTTATCACATTACAGCTTAGGTGTATTCTATCGCAAAGTAGAACAACAAATGAAAGCAACTGGTGAGGAAGATCCACAAGTTGCAACCTTCGCTGTAGCAGTAGATGAGTTAGTCAAAGAAATCTTAGCTAACGCAACGGTGAGAACTAAACTAGGGCTATAATTATGGCTAGTTTAAGAAAGTGTAATTGGGCTGGTCAGGTGGTAACACTTGACCATTTCATTCATAATACTACCATTGCACTTGAGTCAGCGATTGAACTTGATACTGACGTTTCCAATGAAGGTGTAAGCGATGCATTAAAAAACTTCGCTAAGAAAACCATCGCATTATTGAAACGATTCCTTGAGAACATTAAGCAAACGATCAAAGCACTTTTCGCTAAATTGGGTGTGGGCGTAACGATCAAAGATCTCATGGATCTATTAGGCGATATCCGTAAGTCACGTGAGATCAACTTCTCTTTCCTTGAGTTGAAGAAACTCACCAAACTTGGTTGGAATGTTGAAGTCACCACAACGGATGGTAAGAAGGCTGAATATACGGCAAAAGATTTGCGAAATGGTTATGATGCTTATGCAACCGCAACTTTACGTATGATCGACTTTCTAAGACATTCAAGAAACATCGAGCTGATGACCGACAAAGGTGTTGCTCAGATGATGTCTTCTGCTATGGATGATACGTATATGCTGTTTGGTTCTAAACCAACTCGATTTGTGTATCACAATAATGAGTTTGGTATCATCCACGATGAAATCGCAGAAAGTAAAACACTGATGCCATTTGCTTACCAAGCTCACATTGCTGAAGATGATATCAACTATCTCATTGAAATCATGAAGCGCTATGAGATCACAGGTCCATCAAGTAAGTTCATTGAAAGAAATATTGATCTATCATTAAAATGTCTATCCGACATCGAGGACTGGATTGGTGAGAGCTTTTTGAATCGTGATTATCTGCGCAATATGAAACGTTTGATCTCTGACGTATTTAAAGTCACGATCAGTGATGTGAGTGTCAGTCTGGTTCGTGGTATCCATGGTGTTTACCGTGTTTACTCACAGGCTGTAAGACGTCTCAAGTACAGTGATAAAACAGAATAAAAATAGAGGAGATATCTATCTATGAATTATAATGATATCACCGATGATATCTCCCTATCATCGGTTTTAACTCGTGATCCTAAATATATCTTAGGGTTACTAGAAGAAACAAAAGACGATCGAATCATCGTTAAAAAACCGCTTGATGTTATCTATCCGGAAAACTATCTAACGAAGAAACTAGCCAAACTTGACCAAGACTTAACTGTACTTGGTATCGTGGCGCTAGTTGACCCGCAAACCAATAAATATGCTGTATTGTCCATCCCAGGTATGATCACAATTCCGATCACTGAGATGAAACAATTCACTTATCAAGATGATGTTTATCGTGTCCTTTCGTTAGATGCTTACGATACACTAGTCCTTAATACGAATATCGTTAAGGATGAGACATTGGACTACTACATGTATAACTATTTCGTTGAGTTAGCGCGTATTCCGTGGTATCTCAATTACTTGGATATTTTAAATATCTACAGTAAAGATAGTTACTACATCGGTCAGAACTTGATTGATATTCCTCAGGTACTTGAGATGTTACTCGCTAACATTGCACGTGATCCGAAGAATGACAAGTTCATGTATCGCGATAAATTAAAATCCATGGATGATATCAAAACCAATCCACCATCTTGGGTACCACTTCGAAATGTATCCTTGGGTAGTGTGGATACCTATAGTAAATTAATGGGTTCTTATTTCGAGGAAGGACTCACTTCTGCACTCGCAGATAAGTCTAAGAAAATGACTCGTATCGAAAAAGTATTGAGAAGTTAAGGATAGAGAGATGACCGAATATGAATCGCTCGTAGAGAGCCTCAGAATCGCTTATGGAGACGAGTTCTCTAAAATGGCGACCATCATCAAGGGTAACGAAAATACCCCGCTCTATCATATCTCCTTTGACGATAAGATCAAATCCTTCGTTCCTCGTTTCTCAACTAAGTTAGTGAATGGTGAATCAAGAGCGATCCCCCGTACTTCTACCTCATCAAGTATACTAGGTTGTATGCTTGGTTTTGGTGACATCGGACGTGGGTATCTTAATAATGCTTTTGATAGTAAGCGAGATAATACTCTCTATATCTATAAGATGGAGTATGGTCTCGCCGTTAAACCATCAAAAGATCTTGTACCTGATGTAGATTATACAGATGAACATTGGTTGATTGCAGCCAGTGTCAATACTCGTGAATATAAAGGTCAGATTACCGGTAAAGGATTCTTATCTAATATCGGTATTGATCTTTTACGTAATGGGTGTATCTATAACTATACTTGGTATTTCAGTTTAGATGAGAAAACGAAGTTCATTAAAGGACTTGATTTAGAACCAGGTTGTTACCGTATTAACTTACTGGATATCGGTGGGTATGATTTTATCCCGAAAGTCGGTGATAATATCAAGGTGGAAAAGATAACGAAAGATGAGTTCCTCTTCCATGAAGGAAGACGAATCGAATCGATCTCTAATAAACGCCTTTATTAAAGAATAAGAAAGTAGGAAATACTCATGAGTCAAATTAAACTCAACTCAGAAGTACTACTTGGTGTGAATAAAGCAGGCACATTGAAACCTGATGCACAAGGCTGGTATGATGTGATTTTGGGTGCATTAGAATACCCAAATAGCTATGGTGCCGTCTATAAGCAAGATCCAGTTCAACAACTTTTAAATGGTGATAGTATCTTTGCTCGCCGTTTACGTAAAGGTTGTTTGATTGGTGAATTAGGTCACCCGATGCCTGAACCTGGTCAGACTCAAGAGCAGTACGTAGCACGTGTGATGCGTATCGATGAAAAATTCGAATCGCACACAATCAAAGAGGTTGTAATCGATACTACTTTGAAAGATGCTAAAGGAAATCGTTATATCGGTATCCGTGGTAAAGTAAAACCATCTGGTCCGTATCGCGATGTCTTAATCCAAAAATTCGCAGACCCAGATATGAACGTTTGCTTCTCCGTTCGTAGCTTTACGAAAGACCGTTTCCAAAATGGTCGTTTAGAGAAGTATACGACTTCTATTATCACCTGGGACTGCGTAGGTGAACCTGGTTTAGAAAAAGCCAATAAATATAATTCACCATCCCTTGAGTCTTATACTGCTACCGTAGATCCAGCCATGTTACGCAACATCGCCGCAATGCCTGTTGGTCTTGGTATGGAATCATCTGGTATCATCGAACAAGCTAAAGAAATTCTTAAAGCTTCAGGTGAACCAATCGAACGCGTTAAAGTATCAATGGAATCCGCTGAGCCTAAATGGCACGCTAAGTGGTAATACAACATAAAGCAGAGGCATCATAACGATGCCTCTTACTTTTGTCCGCATATCGATTAACCCAGTACGACACCTAATAAGGCTGCGATACCAACCACAGCATATTTAAGTGGTTTAGGGCAACCATCAAAAGGATCATATTCAATTTTTTCTGGGGTCTTCTGGCCAATTGCAATTTTAATGTCACTAATCGATGGATACTCGAGATCTTTAGAACTTAGTTTTGAATTAGCTTCACTTATCGCATTAAGATGCTTATGAATGTACTTCTGCCATTTTTCTGCATCAGGTACTTCATCAAAATAAAATACCGCATTTTTACTGCGTTTCTCTTTTGATTTAGTATGAACATCGATTACATCAGTATTATATTCACGTTGGTTGATATAAACTTCATCGTGATCAATCACAAGAAGATAACCATCTTTTCGAACAACACCATTTACTACATCACTTCCTGCATAAACTGCATTGTTCTTGTTACGATAAAGTAGTTCACCTTTACTAAGTTTAATAATCCACCATTTGTGTTTGCTTGATAATTTTGTACTTGCCATAGTTGTGCTCCGATTTTAATGAGTCAGAAAGAAGACAATGGCAGAGACAAGAATCCCTGCCATCATACCGAATAAGAATCCTCTCAACGTAGGAAACTCACCTTTTGCATAAGTATTAAGGATACGATCCATGATATCCGTTCTATAGGTATAATGGACACTTCCGGTAATTAAACTGAGATGATGATCCATTAATGTACCCCATACATCTGGATCTGGTTCTGACTCAATGGAATAAGTTGCTGTTTCTGATTTCATATCGATCTTACTAATGCAAACGATATCTTTGTGATCATCGATAATGATTCTGACATGATACCCAATAGTTAAAAGATATTTAATTCCTTCGGCAACAATAAGCGTGTTGTTACCGAGTTTTACGGTGTCACCTTTTCCCAGTTGTAAGATCTGACAATCTCTATTTGTAAAAATACTAATAGCCATTACATTAATTCCTTATCTCATGATACCAAACATCGCCGCTGCTACACCCAAACAGGTGATGATGAGATCTTTAGGTGTATATGCAATAGTATCCATAAATGATGGTTTCTCATAATCCACCGCTAGATCGATTTCGGATAGATAAGGTGAGTCGTCACTATAGTTCATTGATTCACTAATTAGCTTCCACCAGCAAACTGGATCAGGATTCTTCTCAGTTAGTACATCTATATCTTCCCCTTTCACCCTAATGACATCATGTACGTCATTAACATCACTCCAGTCGTGATGTATCTTTCTAACTTCCCATGCACCATATATTAATCTATATTCCACACAAGAGGATTTTTTAATAAATGTTTTTCCATCAGTAAATCTATCACCTACTTCAAATTTAACAATGTGATAGTTACCGCCTTTCCATTTAATAGTAGCCATAATAAGCTTCCTTCTAGTTTAGTCAAATGGCTCTGAATCGACCACAGAGCCATTATCATCATTAGTCAATGCGATTCTTCATGTGATACATGAAAATCGTCTTATACGTCGATTGAGGGCTATTTAAAGCCCTTTATTCATCTGAATCGTTTTCTACATCTTCCGAATCATCAGATTGTTCCTCTTCGATGTAGAATTTTTTATCCCACGATTCATATTCTTCACCTTGACCTTTCGTACTCCGTCTAATCGCATCAAGTGTATCATCCTTATCTGCACGCCAGTCTGCTAAGAATTGAGGTTCGATTAAATCAGGTCTTTCATCTAAAACCATAGAAGTTAACCAACGATTGACACGATACTCACCAAATACTTCAAGTAAGATATAGAAAGGTTCTAGACATGAGAAGATCATTTTACGGGTATTTAGAGCCGGTCTGAATTCTTCTGGGATACCGATGTTTGCCACTACATCCGCCGGAAGAATAACAGAAGCCACCGATTTCTTATCGTGCATCTCCATGAAGTCGATATATTTCTTACGAATGTTTTCATCCTTGATATTATTTAACCAAAGATCTAACGCTGTTCTGTTAGGAAGGTTCATTTTAATACGAACCCCAACAAATGGCGGTGCTGGACATTCACCATACTTATCTGCAAATACGTGTTGCCATAACTCGTAATAGAAATATTCACTACTCATTGGATTGACGTAAGCTTCTTTAGCTTTCACCGTACAGCTTGTTAAGAAACGACTATCCCCACGCATAATCGAATGGAAGATATTGGCTTCCTCTTGAGCAATCTTATCAAAGAGCTGATTAACATGAACCTTCTCACCACGACTGATTGATTCCATAATTCCAACTGCTTCATCATGGAATAACTTAATCAATTCCGGTGGTGCTTTAGAGTTCTTTAATGCTACCCCTTTCAATTCTTCCTCAAGATGTTTTAACGCCATCCCTTCTTGGATACTTGCAATAGAGAGATAGTGTTTAGTCCGGTTAGTTGGCATAAACACATCGAAGTAATATTCAGACTTCATTTTCAGATTGTGAATATATTTCTTCGCCACACCCATCTGACCTGCAGCCATAGCAAGAATATGACGAGTAATCACATTAATCAAATACACGCATAAACAACCTGGTAATTTCGTCTCACTATTTACCACGATAGTCCCACTATACCACTCTACCCATTGCATTACGGTATACAATACTGAGTCAGTATCTCCACCTAATACACTCTTACGAATCACAGATGGGAATAATGCTGTCTCGGCAGGGATAAATTTATTCACCATAAAGAATTTAAAGTAATCGCTATATTCATATAAGGCACTACGCATGTGTCTTGCATAAGCCCCAATATAACCATAGTAATCTTTATCTTCATGAGTCTTATCTTTAATCCCTTTACCATCCAAGTAATGCGATACGGTAATGGTCACCAGAGGTTCATAGAACTCATCAATCAATTTAAGTTCAGCCTGCGTCTCTTCGAAACTTAACGGTTCTTTATCCTTGAATGCTAAGATTTTATCAAACATTCCACGAACAAAATTATCGTTATATTTCTTAAGGTGAAATAAATCACCCATATAAAGATAGATCGTTCTTTCAAGATCCGTCAGTTTCTCAATAAACTCATAAATCTTCTTATCCCAATACTGAGATTTGTAATACGTATCCGTATTGTATTTCACCATTTCAAATAATTCATCTACGGTGATATAATGAAGATTATATTTATCAATCAATCGTTTTGCTTCATCATAATCGACTTCTGCTAAAACCGTTACGATGTTCTCTAACACGATAGGACCACTATAGAAGTGCCGTCTACCCATAAAGAAACGTTCAGTAGAAGCATTTGTAAATGCCGTTGCAGTACGACAAACTGATGTTAAAGTCGAGTGACCGCTTCGGTTAGCAAGCGGCGTACTACCAATCGTTAATAAACCCGAGATACTGTTGATATCTTCCTTAAGTTTATTTTGTTTGTTATTCTTGGTTACAGCCTCATCCATCCGACCGTAACTCTTAGCTATTTGTGATTCCTTCTTAGTACGAGCACGTTCGTAGTATTTCACTTCCGTATAACCACTTACTTCACTCACTTGTTCTTCTGTTGGTGCATAACAAGTTAAAGTGGGTGCCATAATAAGATTACGTTCTTCTACCTCTTTTAAGAACTCAGTTAATGTACAAGTATCTTTAAAACGGTCACTCATGTCATCCCGTCTAAAGATCTTCATGATAGGATCATTAAAATTGATCTTACCATTCTTAACACCCCAATCTAAAAACGCTTCTGCTTTATCTACTGGGATATCCCGCATCCGGCTTAAATACCAGCCCGTATACTTTTTCCATTGACTTGGTATATCAAGATTTCGAACCGTTTTATAGTAATCCGTTGGTTCATATAAAAATTCCATAACCATTCCCTCTATAAATAATGAGTTGAAAATATAAACATGGTTTTCCCTAGGATAATGAAAAAAAAAGTCGGACAGAATAAGAGCCATCCCGAAGGATAGCTCATTAAATTTATTTTCTAAAGATGTAATTGATCCACGTACTTTTGTAATACTGTTTCATAGAAAGATAAATATCACTTAAGTATTGGTTTGGTTGCAAGCGAGCAAATAAACACTGTTCGCTGTGAATCACACCAAACTCATTGATATCAGAAACGTACTCATCAAAGTTCTCACGCATCTTTTCTTTGAACTCATCGTTATCGATCTCACGGTTCCATCGATTTGCCCATAAGTCATAAGTGACATTTGAGTCTGGACCCACTAACATGAATGGATATTTTCTTTCAAGTAAACCCTGTAATACCTCTGGGTGCGTGCTAATCAAGAAGTCATAATCTTGATAAGCTGGACTGCTGATCAGTAAATCAAGCTCATGTAAGTAGTTCTCGGGGAAGTCTGGTTTCTGACTCCAGCCAAAACTATCCAAATCAAATACGTTTTTGTATTTATCAACGAGGGTCGATTTACCACACCCACTAAATGCGCAAATAATCATATTAAAGCCAACCTGGTAATAGTTTATTCGTAACCTGTCTTCCTACCTGCATGATAAGACAAGTGACCGATCTTACTGCCCACACTAAAGCAAAAATACCGCCTACGACAGTGTAGACAACGAACATCATCATCACTAACATTAGAGTGAATGCGCTACCCATTATCTTTATCCTCGTATTCATCCCAGCGGAATCTCATTCCACCACGCCATCTTTTCTTGGTCTTTTCCTTCTTCGTTTGTTCATTAAGGTATTTCCCTTTTGCCCACCACGTTGTCATGACAATGCTCATTAGTGCATACTGACCAATTAAAAACAACGTTGCAATGAGAAATAAACTAAAGACTAATCCCGTCATTTCTTCTTCCTTTTCTTTTTCTTTTGTTTATGCTTCTTCTTAAGCCTGTGATAGCAGATCGGTGTATCGGGTGGCATCACCCATTTCTTTTTCGAGAAGATATCTAAAATAAAGTGAATCGCGATTGCGACACACAAACAACAGAAGAGGCATAGTAATGTTACTATTTCGTTATGACTAAACATTTGCGTTAATCAAAACCCCACAATTAAAACGAACTAATGTTTGGATCTCATATCAATAATCACGAGACCCACTACAAAAACAATCGTTCCGATGAATGTATAAAATTCAGGTGATTGTAATGTTGACATAAAAATCCTCCAAGATAATAAAGGACTAGATTAAAACTAGTCACCACTACCACGGATGCTTCCTGATTGACCACCAGATGGGAAGTCAACTGGACCAGAAGCACTGAGGCTACCTTTAATAGATTGACTGCCACTAACATCCATGTTACCTTTCACACTACCGTTACCAGAACCACCGTTACCTGTAACAGCCATACCACCCATGTTAACTTGACCAATAAGATCAATCGTTGGGCATTTAATCTCAACCTTACTACCCACTTCCCATTTAACATTATCTGCTTTCAGATTAAACGTTTTACACTCTACATTCCACGTTTCGGTTTTCATGTTGATGGTTTTATCAGATTGGATGTTGATTACCTGTTTATCTAACTGGATATGAGTACGATCTTTATTTTGAATATCAATACAAGTTAACGTACTATCGATTTGGATGAAGTTACCATCGCCATCAGAGATAACAAGCTTACCATCTTTACCGTTCATCTGAACAGTCCAAGCTGCTTTTTCACCGTTAGCTTTAGAGGTACGCATCTCCATTAAACCGTTAGCGGTATCTACAGTACGGGTATAACTGTTTTTGATATTCGTCGGCGTTTCTTCTTTTGCGGCTTCTTTTGGTTTAGCCGCATAAGCTTCTACCACCACTTCTTGCACACGTTTATTCATGTGCTGGTTAGTCGGTTTCCAATAGAAGGTTTCATCACCATTAAAACGATAAAGGTGTACAGTTTCACCTTTCATTAATTGAGGTGGTGTAATACGGTTACTGTCTTCATTCAGCCACTTAGCTGTAACAGTTGAACCTGTTTCCACTTTTGATTGATAAGCCTTACCGCGACTATCCACCCCTTTTGTTGTAAACTTTTGCGGGTTTAATTCCAATCGACCACGCATATTTGGTAATTGGTCTTGAGGGGCAACATGCAATAATTCTTCATGCCCTAAGATAGCATTCTCTGCGACTACCCCAATTCCCATATAACCTGATTTTTCTTGTTCTTCTGTCATTTCAAAATCACCACTATAGTAGAAAATGTTTTGATTCCTATTTTTACTTCATATAAGGAAACCAAACAATGTTAATCAAAAAACTTGTTTTACATCATTGTCATCGCTTACATCTTTTAGAAGATCAAAGCTTTGAATATGATTTTACCCAGAAACACACGATACTCGATGGGGTCAATGGTGCAGGGAAATCATCCATCTTTAATGAACTTTCCCCATTGCCCGCCAACATGGATGATTATCTTGCAGATGGGTATAAGAAGATCACGATCGAGCACAATAATAGTGAATATATCTTAACCTCTCAAGGTAAACGACCAGGTAAACACTCTTTCTTAAAAGATGGAGAAGAACTTAATCCTGGTGGAACATTAACAGTTCAGTATGAGTTAGTTGAGAACTATTTCAATTATACACCTGCTTATCATCGGGTGTTACAAGGTAAGTTACTCTTTACTGAAATGTCAGCAAAAGAACGCCGAGATTGGTTTGCGGATATCTCTGGAATGGACAGTGATTTCGTCATGAAATTCTGGGATAAGATTCGTGCAGGACAACGTGATAATACGGGCGCGTTAAAGAACATCAAGAATAAGATCGCAGAGGCGAATCTTCAATTACTTGATGATAAAGAGATAAGTGAGGTAGAGGAAAAGCTTTCTGATATCATCAAGCTATTTAATGGATTAACGGATTTATTAAAACAGTTCCCAAGAAGTGAGGTTCCGATTGCACCTGTTGAATACAATGAAGATATTGCTCAACGAGTAAAACACCTTTACTTTAAATACTTGAAAGAAAGTGAGGGGATTGGTGGTGTCAATCTGACTGAACGTTATCAGCTTCAAAGTGAGTTACTGGAACAAGATCGCGTCCAGATGAATGACCTTCAAGAACAGCTCGTTAAACTCACAGATGAGAAACATCGTTTCGACTTTAATAGTGAAGATAATATCGAAGAACTCGAACGTCGTTATGATGAATATAGAGCAAGACTTGCTTCATTTGATCAGAGTACGATTGATCAATATAAAGTAATTCTTCAGTATCCATATTTCAGTCGTGGCGATGGCTTAACGCAAGTTTATCAAACTTATAACAATCAACTTAGATACGTTGATGACGCATTGCTTGCATTCCAACCATTTAGTCTTCCTTATAGACAGGCTAAAGAGCAAGTTAATTATAAAAGTTCTGAACTCATGAAGTTACAGGGTGAGCAACAAGGTGTACAGTTTAAGATTGGTGAGATTGATAAACAACTCCAACATCTTAATCAACATCCTGAAACTCAGTGCCCTAATTGTTATCATCGTTTTAAAGAGGGTAACGTGGATGCAGAGATTCAACGTCTTAATCTAGTAAGAGCGCAACTTATCCAAAGAGATAACGAGCTAACTGCTAAGATAGATGCGTTGACAAAAGAAGCCGAGTTTGAACAGGCTAACCTTAAGAACTATGAGATGATCTTGTTAACTGTCACATCAGATGAGCATGGCTTAAGTGAATATCTTAAAGCCACCATGACTAACGATGGAAGTCTCGGTACATTGATGCGATTGATTCACGATAATCCAAAAGCTTATCTTGGTGCATTCCAGCAACAGATTGCGAAGATACCAACTTACATTGAAGCGGGTAAAGTCTTAACGGAACTTGAAGGATTAGCGGCATTGATTCAGAAAGGGAAAGCACAAGCCTCACCTGAGTATATTCAGTTAGTCGGTCGTATCGAACAATTAACTCAGTTACATGATGAAGCTTCATTTCGATATCATAAACGACGCACACTAGTTGAGAAGATTTATAATGCAATTGAACTGCAACGTAAGTTTACTGAACAGTTAGATCGAGTTAATCAACTTGTTGAGAATCAATCTAACTTCATTAAAGATGAAACAACCAAACTCTTCCACCAAGAAGTGAGTGAAGTCTTAACGAAGTTGAAGTCAGAGATTGATGAATGTAATGACCGTATCCAACACCAAGCAGGGATTAAGTTTGTGATTCGTTCACATGAGGAAAATAGAAGTGGGATTGAGAAATCAATTGATCTTCATACTCAACTGATGCAAATACTTGATCCGAAAACAGGACTCATTGCGAAATCGGTGATTGGGTTTATTCGTCATTTCGTTAAAGAGATGAATAACCTGATGAGTCAAGTCTGGACGTATCCAATTATCATTGATATTGAATCAGAAGATGATTTCACAAAGAAATATCTTTTCCCGGTTGTAATCGGTGAAGATGCGATTAGACGAGATGATGTTTATGAAACCTCACTTGGTCAAACAGAGTTAATCAACTTTATCTTCCGTATTACTTTAGTGAAGTATTTGAAGTTAGAGAACTACCCACTTTATCTTGATGAGGTTGGTGGACACCTTTCAGTACAACACCGTAATAGGTTATATAACTTGATTAAACGAATGGTAGATCATCATTACTTCTCTCAAGTATTCATGGTTACCCACCTTCAAGATGTGAAAGTGATTATGGAACCTGCAGAAACGATATTACTGAAATAATTAAGATATGTCAAAATCACGATTTTGATAATTTCATAACTTTTTTCCGATAATACGATGAAATGACAGTTTTCTTTATTGTTGCGAAATAAAAAAGAAAACGACAAATATGGAGGGTACCTTTCGGTACCCTCTTATTAAGCCGAATGATTCGGCTCTTTCGGAACGTAGCCTTCTGGACGACGTCCTTCTGCTATATCCTCATATCGACCACGACCAAGATGTTCATAACCATCTGGGTTAGCCATCTCAGCTTCAGTCACACCTGGCGTCACATCCATTTGTACTTCATCTTCCAATAATCCATCGACTTCATTTGTTGAGTTAGTATAAACTGCATCAACAGTGACAGCACGACGACCATCTTCAAATTCAAGCTTCACAGTCATTGTCACCTTCGTTGCACCCAAAGCCTGAGTGAATTTTTGGAATACGGCTATCGTTGCATTATCACCCGCGATCTCTTTATTAAGATTACCGCGATGTGTTGCAATACGAGATAACAATTTCTTCTGATTGTGATCACCTGTATATTTCTTCGCACCAAACTTACGTTTTAACCAACGCTCACTGACCATGAACCAGTTTAAATAACTTAAGTTCATTTTCATCATGATCATACGGATCATGTAAGTTAGAATATTCTTACTCTCACCAATGCGGTAAGTTGGATCGCGGAATAGCGACATCAAATCGCTTTCTTTCTGATTAGACATGTTATCGCCTCCTATTTACTATACTTGATAGATTCAAAACGACCCACACGGAATTCTGCCACACGGGTAATGGTAATCAACATCGGATTGATGAGATTAACTAAACGACCCACGAGTTTATTCGTGTTATTATAAGCCAACTCTTTATCTTCACAGGTTAATAAAGAATTAGCATGACTACGCATGAAATTATTGGCAGCCACCCACAATAGACGTAATGCATGGCGAAATGCGAAACGACCTTCCGTCACGAAATAATCTTCAGCATGTACTTTGATTTCTTTCGGTAATGCACGGAAGTCACTTGTCATGATACGTCCACCTTTCTTGATAATATCAATCAAATGAATGAATTCAGATAACTGATCATAGATCGCATTGAAACGAGTAATGAGCTCGTAGTTCGTTTCAGTGTATAAGACCGTATCCAATTCCTTATTATCACAGTCGATATAATCATACATCAAGTTGATGATATCGCACATGAGAACCAATTCCTCATATCCGTTGATATCAGGACGGTTCAACTTTTTCAATAATCGATTAAGTCTAAACTTAAAAAGCTGAGTACTTAACCAAGTTGGTTTTTCCATGATTTCCTCCCATAGGAAACTTACGCTATTCTATTAATAGAACCCTTACATTTGTGCATAATACTAATACCATGTATAAGTATAGATTAACGAGCACATAATAAGGAACGACTTTGCAAAGTGAAGAAACGGGATTTATGTCATTTCTTCATGTAGATAATATAGGGTTATAAATACCTATAGAACAAGATAGTAGAACTTAGAACGTGTACTTTATTCGGATTAGAATAAAAATTAAAATGGAGTGAAAGAATAAAATCATGGCACGCGAATTAACCTCAGACATGATCAATGAAGATGTGACTGAACTACAGACGAAAGATATCCCTTCTCGTCTTGAGATGATTCAGAAACGTCGACTCAAATACATGGAGAAGATTGAACGTAAAGGTGATGACTGGTTAGCTGATGAAGGCTTATCGATTACCTATATGCAACTTCTCAATGGCTTTGAGAAACAAGAGCTATATAAACACAAATCAGCTCAAGATAAAGAAGAGGGCGATAAAGATCGTAAAGCTTACGAACAAGCCGCAGAAACCTTCCGTCTTCTTAGACAACAACGCCGTGATGATATCGCAAACGGAAACCCAATCATCGATAATCCACCTGCACCACCAAGATATAATGAAAACTTGGCGGCTCAGTTTGGTACTGATGATATTGCTGCTCAATATGATAGTTATAAAGAGCAGGATTGGAAAGATTTCCATAAAGATATTATCCGTGCAGGTAAAGACCCACGTCACATGATCGATGATGATGGTAACATCGTTGAAATCGTTGATGACGAATAATGGGAACACAAATCGAAGGGGGCGNGTTGCTATTTTAAATTCGCAGCCGTTGTTTTAATGCAGATGTAGAATTCATCTACTAACGCTAACACCACACTATAAAGTGTAGCGTATTGAGCTGTTAAGTATAACACTTCTGAAATGTATTCAGATTGTTTCTTATTCAATACGTATTTGCTATCTGGTTTATTAATCCCGTCAGCAATTAAGTTAGCACGATCACGAATAAGCTGAGTAGACTTCTGAACTGTTTCAGGTAATAACAACTGAGTATTCGCTGATACTTGTTGCATTACTTTACGGAACTGTTCCACATCACCATTGTTATTGAAAGCACGACCGAAATACACTTTCTCAGTAGTCGCACCAGAGAAGATACGTTTCATTTGCATTTTAATCGCATCGTAATCTTTTTCTTGATACTTAGGTTTAAACCCAATAGAAGAAAGATTATCTGGTTTATTGATTGCACGACCTAAGTACTCAGCAATCGGTGCTAGCATATCACGATCAATACTACTTACAATAGCAGTAACATCATTTAACCAATTTGCATAAGTTAACCAATCCACACCCAATTGATGAGGTTGATATACTTTAGCTACCTTACTAATCGCAAAGTATTGGCGACCTGATACGTAACGAGATAATTTACTTAACCCATTATCATCCACACCAACAAAATCTGATTTGATCTTTTGACCTAACTCAGATAACTTATCTGCAGCTTCACCAAGTTTATTGGTAAATGATTTAAAGAAATCAGAAACAGAATTCATGAAGTCTGTACCTGGCATCCATTGAGTAAAAGCTTCTACTGCAACCGCTTCTACTTCACTTTCACCACTATCACGGTTTACTTGGATAGGATAAAGGATAGGGCTAGTTTTACGGATACTATCTAAATCACCTTCAACACGTGTTAAAGCAGAAGTCACCTCAGGTTGTTTAACTTCTTCTGCCACTGTAGTTTCTTCGGGTGCTTCTTTATTCTCTTCTACTGTGCTTTCTGGTTCATCAGAATTCACATCCACTACACCAGTCGGTTTTTCTGCTTCCTCAGCATTTGTACCTTGAGGTTCTCTGACCTCTTCAGGATATCCCTGCTCTTCATTAATGATAGCAGGTTCATTAACAATTTCAACTGTCATATCTCAATAACTACCTTATTATTTTAGTACTAAAAATAAACACCACCCAATAACTCGTCAGTTTAAAATAGGATGATGCTGGCAAAGGATATCGATCATATTTATCCTTACCATACCCTTACTGGCTCACCAAAAGTTCTGTGATTACCCAAAATAGATAGTAACCTTGCTGTCTATATGTAACAAACTCAAACTTATTTTTATAAGACTCGTTTTATGGAGACTTTTTACTATGGCTTTTAAACCAATGACGATGAACGAGTTCATCGATACAGCACCCCCGCTTCGTCCACTATTAAACGTATCACCTATTTTCGATGTGATCACAGGTAACTGGGAAAATGGTCAAAATGGTGCGAAAATCTTAAATGGTGGGATTATGCCTTTCATCGCATTCATTGGTGAAGGGAATACCTTTAAATCTACGATCATGAACAGTGTCATGATTCGTGTGTTAGCACGTCATCCAGCAATGACACTTTCTACCTATGAGACAGAAGGCTCGTTTTCTATCTCTCGTATGGTACAACTGGCAAGCCCATATCCAGATCTTGCTAAAGAAGATTTCTATACGAATGAATCACGTTATTCATTGACTACATCAACTGATATGGATGGTGAAGACTGGTTTAATGGCGTGAAGAAATTCGCCCAGATGAAATTAAAAGAAAAATCGCAAATCGGTACGACACCGTTTATTGATGCTTCTAAACACGATGGTAAGACATTATTAACCATGCCTTACCCAACTGGGATTTGTCTTGACTCCATGAGTGAGTTCCGTACTGGTGCTTCTCGTGAGAAAATGGATAAAAACAAAATCGATGACAAAGAGGTCAACGATTACTTCATGCGTGCAGGTCTTGAGAAATCTCGTATGATTACTGAGATCCCTCAATTCGTAGGTCGTGCAGGTATTTTCCTTGCAACAACTGCGCACGTTGACGACACGATTAATATGACCAATAAACCAGAACGTAAGAAACTCACGTACATGCGTCAAGGTCAAGATATTAAACGTGTACCGAAGAACTTCTCGTTCTTAACGAACCACTGTTGGGAGATTATTAAATCTGCCCCTTATTATAACAGTGATCGTACGGGTCCATACTACCCATCAAAAGAACACGGTAGTACGGATGGTAAAACCGATTTAATGCAAGTGACTTTCCATGGTCTACGTAATAAATCTGGTTTATCAGGTATCCCAATGCAACTTATCGTTTCACAATCCCAAGGTGTACTCTGGAATCTTTCTCATTACGATATTATCGCGTCTCGTGAAGGATTAGGTGTGACACGTAAAGGCCATAGTGCAACGGTTGACTTCTATCCGGATAAAGTCTTAATGCGTACTACAGTGCGTGATATCTTAGATGAAGATGAGAAACTGGCTCGTGCTGTTGAACTTTCCTGTGAGATCGCACTCATGTACATGTACAAGGATAGTATCGACAACAAATATCGCATGACCTTCGAAGAGATCAAGCAAAATGTTATCGATAAAGGTTATGATTGGGATAAGGTACTTGATACTCGCGGATATTGGTTGTATATCGAAGAAGAAAAAGAACTGAATGCGAAACCGTATTTAAGTGGATTTGACTTACTTCGTGTGGCAACAGGTGAGTATAAACCGACATTCTTATCGAAATAAAAGAGATGAATAGAGAAGATAGTAAGGGTAGTCGCAAAACTGCCCTTACTTATAAAGAATTTAAATGCAGTTTGTTTCATTGCTATATTTCGAAATAATTTTAGAACGAAGAATTAAAACATTTTGGATTTATATGACTATGAAGCAAATAATCGATCACGTTGTCGATACAATCGAAGATAGACAGGAGGGATTATCTGATAATCTCTTCCCAAACTATATCGTTGATTATATCGGAACACTTGAATCAGACCAAGCCCAAATTCGTTATATCTACGAATACCTTGGTTATGGTGGTAATCCACCGGCAAACTTAAATGAACTATTAACTTTATTGAAAGAGGATTTCTTACCCTTTCTTGGTTTCTAGTTTATTCAACATTTAAAACGAAACAATTAGAAAGGATAATGAGAATCATGGAACACGAACCGATTTCTTATATCAATGCTTACTTGGCATTACCAAGTAAGTTTATTGAAAATGGTTACTATCATGCAGTGAAAGAAGGTGTCCTAAGTGTCATCAAAGGTAAAGCAGAAAAAGATCCACAGCGATTAACACTTTCCTATGGAAGTGAAGATAAAGAAGCACAAGCTTTAGCCGTAGAAATTAAAAAGCTTTATCCTGAGATCACGATCAAAGGACTTGAACCTAATTTTGTTAAGCATAAACGGAAAGCGTATATTAAACGTAACCAGAATGCTTGGCTTCGTGCGACCCACGTGATCATTATCCGTGAACAACGTGAAACCCTAACTCAGCGTTTCTTTATTGAAAAAGCGGAAGAAGGCAACACGAAGTTCGTCATGACACTTTGCCTAAATGAAGAGGATAAATCAGATGAGCAACCGCCAAGCTTTCATCCAAACAGCGGTGAAGATGTTAAAGGAAATTGATCCTAAAAACAAATCAATCGATATCTGGGCTGATACAGTAAGTAAAATGACCAAAGCCCAGTTTGAAGATTACATCGAACGCTTAAGAAATGGCGCTTCTGAAACTCCAGATCTTGATAAACCACGCGAGCTAATTCCATTGGTTGTTCCCACTTTAGATGATAATCGTATTACCGTGAAACGTAATCTGGCTATTGCGAAGAAATGGGGCCACAACTTCTTTGAACGTTGTTACATCACTGACGGTAAAACTGGTCAGACAATGTTAACCAATGTCCCTTACGGTACTTTCTTAATGCCGATCGTCAGACAAGCGCAGACATTAGAGAAAGGGATCGCTTATGAGAAAGACGGAAGTAAACTCGATGATCGTACTAACCAGATCGCCGATCACCAGAAAGGTTCATCCTTCTCTGCTCCGGAAGTACAAGCGTTACTCTCCCAAGGTCAAGAGAAAACCGTCATGGAATTCATGAAGTTCCGTGGTGGGGATTCGAAAGCCTACCAAGCCATGTATAAAGGTCTATTAGAAACTGGTGAATTCGAAATGAGTTCATACCAAGACAGCTCTCGAGTTAAATCGGCAGATGTCGCCGGTATCTACTTGAAAGCATGTCATATCGATAACGATATTTAATGAAAGGAACATGCTACCATGATCAATGACGAAACAGGTCAACCTTTAACACCAAGTCACTACACTGAAATCGCTGACTTCTTAAATCAGCGTCTACGTGATAAGATCCGTGAACTATCAATTTACTTTCTACAAGCGAATGCTAATCGTACTGAACGAAATGGCTTTGGTGAATTAAAACAAGGTAAATCAGTTCGTGAGCAGATCTTAGATCTTACTTGGTTGTCTAACCAACTTTATTTATCTAATCTCACGACACCTTCTGGTTTACGTCAGGTATTAGTTTTACTTGAACAAAAAGAAAAAGAACGTACTCGTCTAGATTTTATTATTAAGATCACCGCTGAACTACGTCTTTATCTTGGCCAGCAAGGGTTTGTTGATTTAGTTACTGAACTAACCAGATCCATGAATCTTGGTCCAACGGATGGCGGATTAAAATCGAAATCCGTAATGAGTCAGTTAAATCGTGAGATCAATACTGTTGATGCAGAAACTCTCGTGGCTAACCCATGGATCGTACCGATCATCATTTATGGTTTAGACAGCCGTACAGCAACGACTATCCACGCAGAAGCCAATAAGATTGAAGAACTAATCGAAGGACAATAATCGAATGGCATTATCAGAAAGACATTTACTTGTTGATATTGATATGCTGTTTGATGTGCGTTATGCTGAACTATCACACTTTGCACCAGAAGCAGGTGTGGTATTATTACATGAAGGGAAGTATTTTGATAGAGAGCGCGATAGCGTGCTTTATTCGACCGCTAAGGTAGATAACGAGACTTGGTGGGGGACTTATAAGGATAGATTCATTTCGTTGCTTAAAGACTCTCCTATTACGTTTTTGATGCACAATATCTATCCTTTAACCAATGACTATCTTGAAGATAACCACCCAGGACAATCAGTTGTGAAAAAACTCACGATCAACATCCCATATGGTCGTCTTGATGATGAAAGTTACTATGAGTTAAAAGAAGCCCTCTCTGAGCATTTCATGGGGTATTTCGAATCAATCAATATTCTTCATATACCACATGAGAAACTTGATCTTCAATACATCAGTAAGTACTATAGCGATTACTTCTGCTATCGTTGGTACGATTGGATGAAGCTTCATTATGAAACGTTAGATAAAGGCTTGCGTCCCTCATTTAGAATGTGGTGGCCTCGCATGTTATCCGATGTGGAATTTGAAGCCACAGATAGAAGAGCAAAAGAATTCATCAAACAGACAGATGTCTATGAGTTCTTTTTATATCTTCACTTACCTGCATTTGAGATCCATTGGTTAGATCGATTTCAGACGTGTTTCTACGTAGAATCAGAACAGCAACAAAAACAAGAGGCATCTGAATGATGCCTCTGCTTATGTCCGAATGATTATTCTGGTATCGTTAAACCTGAAGAAGTGATCTTATTCTCAAGAACTCTAATACGTTTTTGGAGACTAGCGATTAATCTCTCATTGTTCGCATCTTTCGTCTGAAGTTGACCGTACTTCTCATTAAGTTTATTATACTCACGTTTCTTCTCTTCAAGTGCACGTTGGTTAGCCACACTGTTATCAGTGAGTGCTTTCTCACCTGAAGCAAGTTGTTGCTGAAGAGCAAGACAATACGCTTGTAAGTTTCCGTAGTCTTCAGTCATCTTTTGAAGCTGACCATAAGTGGTTGATGTATCACGTACACCACTTAAACGACTTTTCTCTTCACGAGTACGTTCAGTTGGGGTAAGGTCATCACTCTTAAGTGGCGCGATGTGAGTAAGAACAGTGGGTTTACGACCTAATGCACCCTCTACCGCATCACTTACTTTAGGGATAAGATGAGATACATCCGTATTACCTGGTAGTGTACCGAGATCACAACTTAAGATGAAACGTTTAAAGACATCACCACTTACATCAGGATATTTATCGATATAAGTATCCGGTACGTAAATGCGTTCACCATCACCTGCAAGTAAAGTAACGATAGAGGCATAAACCTTACTGTCTGCTTCATAGATGTCTTTACTTAGCTCACGCGGCATATAGTACGTTTCATAGACATTCACGCCTTGAAGCTGAAGCATACTAAAGCTACGGATTTCTTTGCAACTATAGATCTTACCTGGTTTGGCTACAAAGGGAGCACGAAGCCCCCAATGTCCAGAAACACCATAAGGAGGGGTCATCTTAGATGCCATCGTTTATCTCCTTAATTATTCAGATGCTTCTTCGGTTACAGCTGCACGACGATTACGAACTAATGCTGCGCTGGTTCCTTTAAGCTTACCACTGGTATAATTGTGACGAGCTACACAAAGGAACTGGATGTTGTCATACATCACAGACGCATAAAGAACACCGTTACGGGTTACTTTAGTTAAGTTAAGACCTGTATCAGTATCGGGTTCAATATTTTCCGCAGCTAATAATAACTCATTAAGTTTAAGTACCATTAACTGATGTTGTTTATCCATGCGGTTGAAATCATCCGTACGTGAACCAATTAACGCATATTGAGGATATTTCTCATAGAAGCTGATCGGTGCTAAACGGTTCATGGCGTTACCACAGATCAATAACCCAATTGATTTATAAAGACAAGAACTAATTTCGAGGTTAGCTTTTAAGTGTGCTTCCTCGTAACCTTTCATGGCTTCTTTCGCAAATGGGATAGCATCTTTATAACGAATGGTTGGACTGTACATGGATGCAATAGTACGGAAACCCGGTACAGAAGACATCGTCCAAATTGGTGCAATCACGTACTCGGTTGGTACGAAGAGATCCGGGAAGATCTTTTCCCATTCAGCACGAGATTTCTTACTGTTCGCTAAGATGTATTTTACTAACTCATCTTTAATGATATCTAAGTTTTCACCGATACCACCATAAATAAGAACAGTCCAAGGAATACTAATCCCCTCACCTGTCACATCACCTTTCCATTGGTAGTTATAGGTTTTAAGTAACGTAAATGGACTATCTTCACGTAAGCGGTTTACCTTATCGTGCAACGTTTCAAGATTAAGTTCACTGCGGATACGTTGAACACTGTTTACATCTAAGAAGAAATCATCTAGGTTATCCACGATTGGAATAATCTTGATTTCGTAATATGGATACTGCGTTTTGAAAGCTGGATCAGAGAACCAGATTTTAATTAAGCTATCGCTATAAGTCGCTGTATCAACAAGTTTAAACTCGATGAACTGAGGTAAGTAAATACCTTTAACGGTAACCACACGACCTAGGTTAACATCTTTAATATATTGCTGGAATTCTGCAACGATCGCTTGTTTATTGGTCACATTGTTCTGGGAAATAGTACGATCATTAGCTTTGGTTTCAAGCCATTTCCCTAATCGTATGCAGAGATCTCGTACGGCCAATGGGACTTCGATATCTGCTGTATCATCCGTTTTAGAACGGAATGAAACGAGGCGAACACCTGGTGCATCGTCTTTTGTATAATAACCTAAGTCGGTTGCATAGGTACGTCCTAAAGCGGAGAGTTCTCCCAGTGGAGAATCTTTATGACGGGTGTTGTCAATGAAATCATTGAGTGTCATAAAGGCATGTAATGAATATTTCATAAAGGGTAATTACTCCTTGACAATTATTACGTAATAATAGTATACTGTACTAGATCCACAAAAGGACTATAACGATTATAATTAAACAGAGGAACTTAAATCAATTATGATGATTTTTAACATCTTCCGATTATTCCGTTTCTTCTGGCCTTTTGTGGCTGATGTGTTCAAAAATTCTGAGGAAGAGCGACGTGTTATGATTGCGCGCATTTGTTTGATTGCAGGTATTGCAATCGCGGGTTCATGGTTCTATATCAACGACAAACTCGATGATATCGATAGCCTTCGTGCTGATAACTCACAACTAAGAGTGGCATTACAGCAAGCTGAAACCGAGAAGTCAAAATACTTAGATCAATTTAACGATGCTAAAAGTGTTTTAAAAACCTGCCAATTCCACGCCGATAAACTCGAGACAGACCGGACCCAACTCGAAACGAAAATTCATGATCTCAAAGAAGAGATCCAAGAATTAACCCAGAGTATGCGTCAAAATGAACATAGCCTGCCAACCAATCCGCCGGTACAACCTGAGCAAAAGGTAGAAAAGAAACCTGTTACTAAGCCAAAACCGGTTGAGCAGAAGAAAACGGAAAAACGCGATCGTCTCTCGGAGTTGCAATGAAAAGATCTCTCTCAAGACTCGGAATGATCATGCTAGCGTTAGGGATTCTTACAACGACTGGATGTCAACAATTTGATGGTCCTTACATTAGTTTTCCATCGTCATCACGTGCGCATGATTTTCCACCCCCACCCCCACCTGAAATCCGTCGCTTCGATTTTGCGAAGATGGATAAACGGTCTCGTGAGGTAGTCATCAACGACATGCTATCGTACCATGAGTTGTATGATCAATACCTAAAAGGGGTGGTTGAAACCTATTTACACACGAACTATTCGTCAATTCGGGATCGCATGTCAGCATGTAGACCGAAGTCATTTATCAAGAAGGTTAAAACCCCACCTGAACTTCGCATTAAAGATGATGGGAAGTTTACGGATGATGAGATTATCTTGATGTTGACAAGACACATTCGTGTGCTTAAGGATAGAATTAGTGAGCATAACGATAGAGTCGATGAGTTAATCAAAGACTATACTCGTGACTGCTTGCCACCGGAGCGTGGTTTCACAAGACACTAATTTGAGGATGTCAGGTTACCACGTAAAGCATTAACGATGTAACGAAAGCAAGTGATATTTATATCAGAATGCTCATTATCTTAACCCAACATTTGTGAAGGATCTCAAATGAAGGATTTAGATGATTATGAGCACGAAAAAAGAAACGAAAGAGATTGAACCGATTACTGTCTCTGCTGTACTTTATACCGACGGCAGTGCGAACCCAAACCCCGGTTATGGTGGTTGGGGTATTCATGGCTATACTTATGATGCGAGTAAACCAATTGAATTAAAAGCTCAGAAGAAGAATCTGATTACTCAATATGGGTATAAGGATTTGAAGTTTGTCCAACGTGATGATTTATCGGTCTATAAAAAGATTGATGAATTTAATGGGTTTGGTACAGCTGTTCCACGTATTACGGATAACGTAACCATGGAGCTGACTGCATTAGAAAAAGGCATGGACTTTGCGTTAAAAGAAAACTTTGATAAAGTCACCATTTTAACGGATAGTCAAGTCTCGATTAATGCATTAACCAATTGGTATAACACGTGGGTTAATAATGGCTGGGTAAATTCAAAAGGTGAGCCTGTTAAGATTAAAGCCGATATTCAACGGATCTATCCGAAATACGAGCAACTAGCAGCTAAAGCTGATGACTTTAAACTGCTATTCGTAAAAGGCCATAGTGGTGATTATGGAAATGATCTCGTTGATGCTTTAGCGAATAAGGGTAGTACTATGAAACAGTACGGTAAGTCTCATGAAGAACTTATTTACAAATCAGGAATAGAAAAAGTGAAAGTCGATTATCATGACCTATTTTCACGAAATCGCTGGTACTTTATCGGCGGACAAGGTGGTGGTCAATTAAACAACATTATTGACGATTACCATTGGTATTATTTGGGTGCGCTAGGTCACGGTAAATCAGATGAAGACTTTGGGATGAACCAACCAGATGGGTTCATGTCAATCGTTATCCTGAAAGAACCTGAACCTGTCATCGAAAAAGTTCAGAAAGCGTATAATGAAATTTGCAAACATGATTATTCATTTGTAGTTGCAGGTCGTTTAGATAACCTCTTAACCCCTGAAATCTACCAGGATATCATGAGTGATAAAGTAGAGTTGATTTGCGAAGATAAGATGGAGAAGACATTATTGCTCCCGAATCGTAAAATCTTAGCAAAAGAGTATAACCCTGCACATCTTTCATTTTCGCAGATGGTGAAGTATGATTATCCGATGAAGTTACTCCGTAACTACTTAGGTACAACTGAAACCGTCAAGTTAACGAAGACCGATATCACTGATGAGCTTATCGAGAAACAACCCGGTAAGAAAGAAGGTGAAGTGAAGTATGCGGTAAACAGTCACGTACTTAAGAATAACTGCTTAAGAACTCACGTTGACTATTATAATAAAGCAGAAAAACAAATGGTCAAACTCCCAATTACGTTAACACTGAAAACAGATCTACCTGATAAACCACATCTTCAAAAATTGATTCGTAACCACGGTGATAAAATTAAATTCACGATAGTTACCCATCACTTATCTGATCTTGCGGTAGGCTATGCATTGATTGCTGATTTAGGCGATGATGCAAAAGCCATTTGGGTATCTTCTACGATGACTTCGGTGATTCTTCGTAAGTAAGATCTATCATTATCTCGTCTCTTGATATAAATGGTATGCTTAACTTTCGATAAACCAATAGGCCAACGCTTATGTCATCAGTATTTACGAGACTACTGGGACGGATCACCAATTATCTCGTCCCTGATACAATCAAAAGAATGATCGTCTTAACGTCGCTAACTAATGGTGGAGAACAAGTTCCAGAAACTGAACTCAATCGTCAGCTAGATGACTTCCGTAATTACTTCAACTTATCGAGCAGTAAAAACAGTATGAAGTTTGCGGTAGAAGTCGGTCATTTCTTATGGAAAGATATACGTGGTAAATGGCAAGAAACTTACGATAATCAGCGTTTACTCGCAAAAGAAATTTACGAGTTATGCCCTTTATCTCTCCGTTATGGAAATGAGGAGAAGATGCAAAAGGATATTGTAGCAGTTTTAGATTACCTACGTAAATATCATCCACAGGCGGCGCAAGCTTAATGTGTAAATCAAATAAGAATAAGAGGTCACTTGTAGTGAGTGGCCTCTTGTTTTTGTTCGAAAAAAAAAAGAAACAAAAATAAAAGACTACCACGCTAATAACTTATATGTTAGTTAAGGCATGGTAGTCTTTGTGTTAATTATAGAAAGAAGTTACCTTTATGGTATTTGGCATAGGCAAGGCGATATAGATATTCGCCTAACTCCCATTTTTCACCGACACGACGTTTCGCATCAGCGGCCAAGATATTTTCTTTCCAGAATGGGTTTTGTACCCAGTCAATAACGTTTTGATCCATTGCGAATCACCTCACGTTTAGAAAGTGTTATATTACCCGATTTAAATTTTATTTAAATCGGAGTCCTGAGAAAGTTGTGGTTTCTCATCACTTAAATAATATATACTTATAAATTCAATAGAAGATGTTAGTGGAAGAAAATAAAAATGCCTGACTAACAAGGGGGGTCTTCTTT